CCAATGATAAACATCAACCCCTGAACCTGGGTCACTTCTCAACGAAAACGCCGGGTCAACTCTCAGCGGAAATCAACACCTCGCCCTTCCGCGGCTTCCCCGTCCGCATGATGGAAGCCCATCGGCGCCGCCAGCGCCTCGCCGAGGGCGAGAAGGAGTCCCCGATCAAGGCGTGGGCGCGCAAGGCCTTCGCCGACCACGTCATGACGCCGGAGGTGGTCAAGTCCTTCACCTTCCGGCGGGCCCGCGGCGGGTCGAGCTACTGGTTCGGCCTCACCTGGCGACCCGGCCACCTGTCACTCGTCGGCGACGTGGGCGAGATGACCCTGACCCACTACCAGGCGCTCGCCGAGTTCGAGCCCGGGATCAGGTGGGCGGCTGGCGGGGACTTCTCCTACCTGATCGAGAAGTCGGACAAGCGGGGGAAGGATCTCGACCGGAGCGGCACCGTCGAGGACATCCTGCGCATGGCCGACGAGGGTGCGGTGTGGGCACTCGAAGGCGTGGTCAAGGAGCGCCGCAAGTATCGCCGCGACGTCGCGAAGGGGATGCTTCGGTTCGAGGCGGCCCTGGCGGAGTGGGATTTCTGGCGCCGGCTCGGTGTCGAGGACGAAGACGATCGCCCGCGCCTGGAGGACTACACCCCCGAGCACTACCGGGAGGAAGAGGCCGGGTCCTCACGCTTCACGAAGAAGGAGCGCGCGGACTGGCGCGGCCGGTGGGGCGGTGACGCCTTCGTCTACGGCCACGAGCCGGAGAGCCAGTGGCACGTCCCAGACGGGTTCGAGCTGTGGTTCCGGATCTGGGAGGCGGTGCGCCATCGCCTCGACTTCCACGACACCGACCCGAACATCGTTCTCACGCCGAACGGTCGCTGGCGGCTGGAAGAGGCGCTGACCAAGCATCTTGACGACGACGAGATGCACCCGAATGCCGTCGCCGACTTCTGCCGCGGGACGCTGAACATCGACGATTATTACGGGGATTACAAATACAAGGAGGAATATCGCTGGATGGTCGAGGCCATCCACCATGGCTGCAACATGATCCTCGACGAGATCCACCCGAAGCGTACCTGGGGCAAGACCTGGGGCGACCCGGTCGTCTGATGACCACGCCTCACCCCGACCCCGCCCACGTCGAGATCGTCGCCAAGGTCATCCACGACCAGACGTGGATGGAGCGCGCCGACTCCGATCGCTTCGACCGCATGCCGGATGTCTGGAAACGCCCCTACCGGGCGAGCGCGGTCAAGATCCTCACCCAGATCGACACCCTCGCGGCGAAGGTCGCCGTGATTGCCGGAGAGAGAGCGTCATGAGCCGAGTCCATCAACACAAGCCGGTCAAGGTCACGGTCTCCGATCTGGAGTCCGGTGAAGTCCTCAATGAGTGCGTCCTCCAGAACGACTACGCGCTCATCACGGCGGGCAACCGCTACCTCAAGAGCATGCAGATCATGGGGCGGACGCACATGCTTGCGGTCGCCGTCGAGAAGCCCTCCCCCGTCCCGTCCTCGGCCCTGCCGCAGGTCGTGAGCCCGAGCGTGTAAACTAGAGGACACATCCGTGACGAACATCAGCGCCAAGATCATCGCCGACAGCATCTCGCCGGAGTCGATCCGGCTGACAACGCTTCACCTTCGCTACCCGCGCTTCATCCACGCGGAGTTCATGACGCACCGGGTGTTCAGCAGGAACGCGCGCTCGTCGCGAGCCGTGCCGGTCGAGACGATGATCCGCGAGATCGAGACCGATCCGGTCGTGCCGCTGTTCTGGGGCAAGAACCAGAAGGGCATGCAGGCTGCCGAGGAATGCGCCGAGATGGTGCCGTTCCGCTACGACGAGGTTCCCCGGGATGCCGCTTGGCTTCGGGCCCGGGACAACGCCGTCACGGTCGCCAAGGCGTTCATGAAGGCCGGCTACCACAAGCAGGTCGTGAACCGGCTGCTCGAACCGTTCATGCACATCGACGTGCTCGTCACGGCGACCGCCTGGGACAACTTCTTTGCCTTGCGGGATCACCGGGACGCCGAGCCGCATATCGCGGTCCTCGCCCGGGAGATGAAGGCGGCGTTCGCCGAGTCCCGGCCGCGCAACCTGGCGCCAGGCGAGTGGCACCTGCCCTACGTGGATGCGGCGACACGCGAAGAGGTGGTCAAGGGCGCTGTCAATGCCGACCACTTCCGGCGCACGCTCATCGCCGTGTCGGTCGCCCGGTGTGCCCGCATCTCCTACCGCCCCTTCGACGGCAACGGCTCGATCGAGGCGGAAATCGCCCGGCATGATGCGCTCGTCGGCGCGCAGCCGATGCACGCCAGTCCGGCCGAGCATCAGGCCACCCCGGACGAGTACAGCCACACGGTGTTCGGCGAGGCCGGCGTGGAGTTCGTCTGGGAGAACTCGCACGAGCACGGCAATCTCGGGGGTTGGCGCCAGTACCGCAAGACCTTGCCGGGCGAGGATGCGTCCTCGGCCCTGCCGCAGGTCGTGAGCCCGAGCGTGTGAGGGGGTGACGATGAAACTGCCTCATGGCCCTCTCGTGCCGGCCGCCTTTCTGGTCACTGTCCTGGCGGCCAGCCTCACCGTCGTCGGCGCCGTCGGCGTACCGATCGCCACGGGCCCGAACAGCCCCCTGGTGGGTCCCTGCGGGGGCTATCGCACGGCTCCGAAGGGCACCTACCAGACCCTCGCGCTCAAGATGGTCCCCTCGCCGGTGACGGGCGGCGACCGGTTTGATCGCCTCACGACGCCGGAGCGGGTCGAGGCGCAGCTCGCCCGGATCGCGGAGGCCCGCGCCACCTACCTGCCGACCGTCGGCGACGCCTGCCTGGCCGCGCACGTCTCCGACTGGCTCAACTATTACGAGCGCGAGGCCCGCACGGCGATCGCACGCAACGCGGAGCTGAACGGGTTCGCCAGCGAATACGAGAAGAAACTCGCCGAGGAAGAAGACCAGGTGCGGGCGCTCGCTGCTCGTCTCGGCGTCAAGCGGTGAGGGCGGACGATGATCAATCCGGACATCATCCCCCTCTACCCGCGCCGGCTGTGGCGCCGTCGCCTGGAGCGCGGCCTGCGGGCTGCCGAGATCGTCGCGGCGCTCTGCGTCGGGATCCTCGCCGGACGGCTCTACACCTACGCGATCACGCCGAGCCCGAAGGAACAGTGGTGGTCGATCGAGGGCGAGGCAGGCGCGGCTTTGACCGGGCCGTTGCGACTGACCGACGGCGACAAGCGGGTGTTTCTGCGCCTGCCGGCCGGCGCGCGGCTCACCGCGGAGGGCGGCGTCTTTCACGGCCTCACGTGCAGCGCAGACGACCCGTGCCTTGCCGCAAACTGGAATATGGACCGTTAACGACGGCCCATAACTGACATTACGCGTCGCCTCAAAAGTAAACGCGATCCACTCAAGGGACAAAGACATGAGCAATACGGAAGCCTTAGCGGCGGCCGCCGCCCCCATTGCGACTCTCGGCGAGAGCTTCAGCGGCGAGTTCACCGCCCCGAAAGCGTACCGGGCCCCATTCCAGGCTCGCGTGTATTCGCATCTCACCGCCGTCACGGCTGACGACCCGACCGACCTCGCCGAGCGGATCGCCCGCTTCTTCGAGGAGGGCACGGAACTCGTGCAATCCCTCGGCCTCGCCTACGGCGATGCTCAGGCGGTGGTGGATTACGTCTACAGCCGCCCGGCCGGCGAGCCGCGCCAGGAACTCGGCGGGACAATGACGACGCTCGCGAGCCTCGCCACGCTTGCCGGCCACGACATGATGGCCTGCGGCGAGGAAGAACTCGCCCGCACTTGGCAGCCGGAGGTGTTCGCCAAGACCCAGAGGAAGCGGGCGAACCGGCATGGCCGGGGGGCGCTGCCGGGGGTGGACGAGGGCGCCGTCGTCAAGGTCATCGTCCACGGAGGGCAGCACCCGGCCAAGCCGTCTGACCCGGATGCGCCGATCTTCCGGCGGGAGGTGCTGATCTCTTGGCCGGAGGCGTCCGACGACATCAGCCCCGAGGCCGTCGCCACCCTCCAGGCGAGCGCCGATGCGGTGATGACGGGGGAGACCTGGGAGACGGTCGACAGCCCCGAGCTGCGCGCCCTGCGCGACCTCGCCCACGTCCTCGAGGTGCAGATCAATGGGGGCACGATCATCCCGGATGGGGTAGAGCTGCTGATCGCAGCCCTCGCCAAGGTTTCCCCGAAGAAGGTCAAGACGGACGCCAACTGCGGACGCGCCGAATGCCGCGTGCATGGCCCCTGCGGCGACTGCTTCCCGGATGCGATCCTGATGGAGATGATCGGGCGGCTGGAGAAATGGCTCGCGGAGCATCCGCGGGAGGTGGTGATCTTCAAGACGGCGGGGGTCGGGACGACGGAGTCGCTTCCGGATCTCTACCCCTGGCAGCCGGCTGGGAGCTATCCGCGAACCGGCGCGCACATCGAACTTGAGGACGGCAAGCGGGTGCGGTTCGCGACGTACCGCCCCCTCTACATGGACGAGTACGTCAACGGGTGGCTCCTGTATCTGCCGGATGCCGCGCCGGCCCCGGTTTGGGTCTCGGCTGACACGCCCTCCGGCCGCTGGCGCCATGCCCGCCCCCTGGAGGCGGCGACCGTGACGATGGAGGCTCCCGCCGATGTCTGTCCCTGGCAGCCGGCCGGCGCCTACCCGGTCGACGGGACGATCATCGAGGTTGAGGGCGCTACCGGCCTCATGCGGTTTGCGCCAAGCCGGCGCCTCGGTCGGTTCGAGATGAAGGCTGGATGGCTGATCAAGGTCGGCACCGGCAGGGCGGTTCAGTGGGTGATGTCCGAGCCGCCCGCGGGCCGGTGGCGCGTCATCAAGTCGGTGGAGGCCTGACGCCATGATCGTCACCCCCATCCAAGGCCGCAAGGGCGACCCCATCGCCACCCATGACGGGATCCTGTTCCTGTTCGACCGGAGGGCGCCGCAGCCGGCGATCGGAACGCCCGTCGAGGTCATGATCTCGCACGCGCCGCCCCGGCGGTTCGCACCCGACTACGCCCTGATGAGCAAGGAGGACCGGCAGCGCAATCCGCCGACGATCCCGTTCCTGATCGTGCGCCCGGTGACCGGGGATGACTGCCTCGTGCGTCACCGGGGCTTCGAGTGCAGTGGGTCGATGTGCCAGACGACGGCGTCGGTCGAGGATCGCTCGCGAGACGAGGTGCACCGCCGGCTCGGCACGCCGCTCGGCTGGCTGACCCCGGGCCGCAGCCCGGTCATCGTGGCCGAGAACGTGAACCGCGGGAGCGCGTGGCAGCAACCGCTCCAGCCGCGCACGCCCGGCCTCGCCTACGTCACGGCGGCCGATGTCCGGCAGGGGTTGCAGCGCATCTGCGGCGTCCCGGACCTCGACCAGATCGACCCGGAGACCCTGGCCGAGGTGGTGCGCCAGCGTCCGCGCCGGTCGGCCGCGTCATCCGAACCCCGTCGCACCGTCGACACCCTCACCAGCCGGCGCGGACAGAGGAGCGCGTAGCGATGACCAAGGCCACACTCATCCCGCACGACCTCAAGACCGCCGCGATCGGCGCGCTCGCCGGCCTCCTGCTCGGCCTCGCCTACGCGGTGAACTACGCCGAGGCCTACCGCGACGACCTGGTCGACGACTGGATCGGGGACCGCTCGATCCTCGCGAACGTCGCGATCGGGGCGGCCTGCCCGCAGGCGACGGTGTGCATGACGGGCCCGCGGGCGCTGATCCTGAACGCGAACCTGCGCGTGCAGGGCGCGGACGGCGCCGGCGTCTACCTGACCGACAAGGGGGAGTGACATGCCCCGCTGCTCTCACACCATGCGCGTCGGGGCCCGGGACGGGTCGGTGTCCTGCGGGGATTGCGGGAAGGTGATCGAGGCGGCGCCCCGCTTCCTGATCGTCCCCGGCCCTGCCCGCCAATCCATCCCGGAGGGCATCAGCTACGTCGCCCGGGACGCCCACTGCGCCGAGATCGCGGCCCGCCATCCGCGGTCCCGCAAGCTCCTCGTGATCCTGTCGACGCTTGCGAACGGGGCGCTGCCGTGGGGCGTGGAATGGGAACGGTTCATTCCCCGTCACGGGGACGAATGGATCCTGTGCTGCGGCCACGTCCTCGGGTTCAAGGAGGCGCAGGCGATCGTGAGCGCTGGGCTCCTGACCTTGTGCGCCTCGGGGCCCTCCGGATCGCTCACCATCACGCCGGCCGGCCGGGAATGGCTGGTCAGGAACTGGACGCCGACGCGCAAGCCGAGGGCGACCCGGACTTCCTATCGGCCCGAGCCCTTCGAGGAAGACCCGAACCCGACGGACGAGATGCGGGCCGCCGTGGAAGGCGATTTCGACTGACCTCCCGGCCGCACTGCCGCCAGTGCGGTCACCCTCTCCACTCCTACCAGTGCTCTCCGAAGTGGTGCAGCCGCACGCGGCTGTGGTCGGAGGATGATGGACGCAAGATCAGAGGAAGAACGATGAGAGACGCCAAGGTTCGCATGACGCGCGTCAACACCACGGAGTTCTGCCGGGTCTACACGGAAGAGGAGGTCAACGATCTGCTGATCGCCGATCTTCGCCTGCGCTCCGGCAATCCGCACGGCAGCATGAAGGGATCCGTTTCTCGCTCCACGAACGACTCGGTCTCGCGCGGCCCTCGCCACGAGATGACCGTCAAGGTCGTCATCGATCACGACCCGCCCCCGGTCGCGGGGGAAGCCCCGTGACCACGCTCACCCTCCCCGCTCTCTCCATCCGCCAGCCGTGGGCCTGGGCGATCACCACCCTCGGGAAGGATGTCGAAAATCGAACCTGGCGCTCATGGCGCCGGGGACCGTTCCTGATCCATGCGGGCAAGGGCCTGCGGATGCCGGACATCGCCGACTTCCTGGCGACCGTCGAGCGATCCGAGGATCTGAAGGCGCGGCTCGCCGCCGCCGGCGGCCTCAACCTCGACGCCCTCAAGGCCATGACGGGCGGGATCGTCGGCATGGCCGAGATCACCGGGTACGTCGGCGCGAGCGCCCCGGAGGCCAAGAGCCCGTGGTTCTTCGGACCCTGGGGCTTCACCCTCGCCAAGGCCTGCCCGCTCGCCTTCCATCCCTGCCCCGGGCAGCTCGGGTTCTTCGAGGTCGCGATGCCGATCGAGGATAACCCGCCGCTGTCGGGGCTGCCGAAGCGGCCGTTTCAAGAAAGGCTGTTGGCATGACCACGATTTGCGGTCGCTACGTCGACACCTTCGCCGAAGCCACGCACGGCATGCTGGAAGGCGCCAGCCTCGACGCCCCCTACAAGTTCCACTCGGTCAAGGTGCTGCGCGTCGAGGGCGCCGAACTGGTGTGCACGGGCGCCGGCGAAGAGATGCGCTTGCCGGTTCGCCGGCGCGGCAAGCGCGAATTCTCCGAGGTCACCGTGCGGGATCCGATCTTCGGCCCGCTCAAGTTCAAAGTCGCCCCGTTCAAGGATGAGAAGGGCCGATGACCATGCGCGACATCATGATCGACTTAGAAACCCTCTCCACGCGACCGGACGCGATGATCGTCGCGATCGGGGCGGTGAAGTTCGGACCGGAGGGGCTTGGAGAGGAGTATTACGCCGTCGTCGACACCCGCTATGCGGTCGGCCATATCGACGCGATGACGGTCGCTTGGTGGATGCGCCAGAGCGAGGAGGCGCGGGGGATCTTTCAGGAGGGCTTCCGCGACACCAAGCACATCGCCGCCGCGCTCGAAGGCCTGATCGGCTTCGTCGGGGACGCGCCCGATCAGGTCCGGGTCTGGGGGCACGGCGCGAGCTTTGATCTCCCGATCCTCGAGTCGGCTTTCCGGGCCTGCTGCCGCAAGGCGCCCTGGGGACACCGCGCCATCCGCGACACCCGTACGCTCTACGAGCTCGCCGGGGTCAAGGTGGAGATGCCGGAGGGCGAGAAGCATCATGCGCTCGCGGATGCCAAGGCGCAGGCGCTGGCGGTGATCCGGGGCGTGCGGGCGCTCGGGGCGTGGCACATCTGGTCGAAGGCCGATTGATGTCGGACGCCACCCTCCGCCCTCACGAGATCATGGCCCTCGACTTCCTCGACCGGAACGGCCCCGACGCACCGGGCGAGGTCAACAGCGAGGAGGTGATGGCCGCCCATCTCCTCTTCCTCGACCTCAAGGACCGCAGGCTCGTCTCGACCACGCAAGGGGAAGACGGGCCGGTCTACGCGATCACAGAGGCCGGGCTCGAGGCGCTGGCGAGGGCCCGGGCGCACTAAGCATTCGCCATGTCCGATAAAGCAACCTTACCGGACATCGCCACCCACCCGACACCTGCGGCGCTTTGAGCGGTCTCCGTTAGCCTCAAGCGCCGCGCACCAGATGCCCGCCCTCCCCGCGAGACCGCTCGCGACCGGCGGGACAGGGCCGAGTGACGGCGCCAGCAGCCGCGGTAATGTCGAGCCCTCGGCCCGCACCCGAACTGCATCAAACGATGCGATCTGATGGAGTTAACGCGATCATGCACACAAAACTGCCGATCCACCTTCCTGGCCCGACCCCCGATCAGATCGCGTATGTGGAGAAATTGATCAACTCATCAGTGGTGGACTTGAGCGACCCTCGGCTTGATGCGCGCGTTGGCCCGGCGGCGCGCTCAGAGATCGAGGAAGACGCCGAAATCATCGACATGACGCCTGAGCAGGAAAAGGAGTTTTTTACCGGAATGGCGGTCATGGCCGTCGAACGAGGCAACCGCGTCAGGGAACTTGAGGCCGAGAACGCTCGACTGCGCGAGATCGCCTCCAACTTACTAAACGCCATGCCACAGCAGCTTAAGGCGTTTCAGGCCGTTGCAGCCGAGCGCCTGGAACTCCGAACCGAGAACGCCAGGCTGCGAGAGCAGAACGAGGCGCTGCAAGAGGCGCTGCACCGCGCCAGCCAGCGGGTATCCCCTTAGTTCTTGCCGATCCTTCTACAGTTCGGGATTATTCGACGATGGCGCTCAAGGTCTACGCCGTCCTCCTCGTCCTCGGCCAACCCGCCGCCTCGGTCGGGCCCTGGCCGGGAGACCTCGCCTCCTGTCGGGAGAACCTGCCGGCCGCGCAGGCGAAGCTCGATCGGGCCTTCGCCAATCCAACCACCCTGGCGACGCTCCGCTCCGGCTGGCCGGACATCGAACGCCATCAGATGGCATGGGAGTGCCAGGAGCGGGAGCGGGCGGTGCGGATCAAGGATCCGGTGGGGCTGCGATGAGCGACGATCCACCCCGCGTCGTCCACTACGTCGGCTTCCGGGATGACCGCTATTGGTCCGCCTTCCGCGTCTTCGGCGGACCCCGGGTGATTCACCGGCGATGGGATGCCCGCGCCCGCCGGGACATCGGAGAGGACGACGTCGTCATCTTCGCCGAGGGGGACGAGACGCAACCCCTCGCACGGTGGAACGGGGACGACCTGGACGAGGCCTTGCTGTGAGCGAGGACGACGACGAGCGCCCCGCCCGGCCGTCCTGGCGCCTCTCGCCCCATTGCTTCTATTGCAGCGCGCAACTCGTGAAGGCGGAAGGGGGAGCGGATCGCCGGCACAACGTGCGGACGCGGGACCACATCAACCCGCGCGCCCGGGGCGGTCCGGATGCCGCCTACAACCTCGTCGCGGCCTGCCTGCTCTGCAACACGCTGAAGGAGACGACGCAACCCATGGTCTACTGGCGGTTCGCCCTCGACCATGTGGCGCCGTATCGGCACGATCTGGGGAGGCTGCGCGCCCACCTTCTGCACGTCAGGGGGAGGCGCATGGCGCGCGTCGTGGAGCGCTTTATGGTTGATCGACCGGCCAGCCTGGACGCAGCAGAATGACCACGACGCCCGAGACCGACCGCCTCCTCGCCCTGGCTCACAACCTCGGGATCGACGACGCGTCGTTCGCGCGCGTGCTCGCCGAGGTCATGACGAAGGCGGAGACCGATCCCGAGTGGGGCCGGCCGCACGAGGTCATCGCCGAGATGCGGGCCCGGCTGCTGGCGCTCGCGACAGGGCCGGATCCGCGCCGGTCCTGATCAGGACGGCCTCAAGCGGGCTCGACGAGCTCGCGCACGTCGCCATACTGAAGGTTGAGGCCTGCGGCCGTCTCGCGGTCCGGATAATGCCGCGCAAGGGCGACGTGATAGCCCTCCGGCACCAGGGCGCGGACCGCCTCCACGGCCTCTGCATGCGGAAGGGCGGCCACCCACAGGCGGGCCGGGGCGGGGTCGTCGGGGTCGTCCCTCTCGCGGACTTCGACGAAGTAGATGCCGGAGGCTACGTCTTTCATGCCGGCAGGATGACACGCCGTTCGGTCCAGACCAAGGCGTCTACGGCGCTCCCTTGAGCACCCGGTAGACGCTCGCCCGGCCGATCCCGAGTTGCCGGGCGATCGCCGAGGCGCCGGCCCCCTCCCCTGCCAGCCGGCGCACGGCCTCCGGATCGACCGTGCGGGCCCGCGTGTAGACGCCGGCCGCCTTGGCCTTGGCGATGCCCTCCGCCTGGCGCTCGCGCCGGAGGTTCGTCTCGAACTCGGCGAACACGCCGAGCATGTCGAGGAAGGCCTTGCCGGCGGCGGTCGAGGTGTCGATCGGCTGCTCGGTGGCGAGCAGCCCGGCCCCCTTCCCTCTCAGCTCACGCACGATGTCCTGAAGGTCGCCGATCGAGCGCGCCAGGCGGTCGACGCGGGTGACGACCAGCGTGTCGCCCTCGCGGATGAAGGCGAGCACCGTGCGCAGCTCGTCGCGGCCGATGGTCGAGGAGCCGGACACCTTCTCGGATCGGATGATGTCGCATCCGGCCGCCTTGAGGGCGGCGAGCTGCACGGTGAGGTCTTGGTCGAGGGTGGAGACGCGGGCGTAGCCGATCCGGGCCATGGAATGTCTCGCAGGGTCTAGACGATCCCTTATAGCTGTCTCGCGGGCCGTCCGACAACCCTGTGAGACAGGGCGCGGGCGTCTCACCGGGACTGCCTCGCAGGGTGTACCCGGTGGGACGGGGGCGGGGCGTTCGGGGAAACGGATCCGGCATCCCCCCCGCTTGCATCTTGATCAAATGTACATTTTGGCGCGCGCAATTCCGCCATTGAGAACGCGCGCCTTCCATGTTTCACGCCTTGACGCATATTATGACAAATAGTCGGAAGGGCGCTATAGCGTGGGTCGTGATAGGCGCTCGCCTTGGAGCCGTTCCGCCCTTCCGTGCGCGCGCCTTCATGGTTTATTGTGACTCCGCCCTTACGCCTATCCGGGCGCTCGGGCGTGCGCCTGTCCGTGCATCCGTCCAAGCCGGCACTCGCCCAGGCCGGCGCCCGCCCATCCGTGAAGGAGCCCTCATGCCCGTTGTCAGCCTGTGCTCGACCAAGGGAGGCGTCGGCAAGACGACGCTCGCGATCTGCCTCGCCTCGGCCGCCGCCCAGCGCGGCGCCCCGGCGGTCATCCTCGACGCCGATCCGAACGGCCATGTACGCGCCTGGCGCGAGGCGGCCGATCGCGAGGGCAGGGGAGGGGGCGTCGACGTGATCGCCGGGGTCACGGAAGCCACGATGCAGGACCGGATCGCGGAGGCCGCCGAGCTCTACGCCCTCGTCGTGATCGACCTCGAGGGCGCCGCGTCCAAGGCGGTGACGTTCGCGATCGCGGAGAGCGACGTCGTCGTGATCCCGTCGGGCATCTCGGGCATGGACCTGCAGGAGGTGTTTCGCACCCACGCCGAGGTCAAGCGGGCCGAGAAGATGCTGCGCCGCCCGATCCCGGCGCGCGTGATCTTCACGGGCATGGCGACGATCGCGAGCCGGGTCGCCAAGCACGCCCGCCAGGAGGTCGTCGATGCCGGCATTCCGGTGCTCGCGACCGAGACGATCCGGCGCCCGAACGCCTACGCCGCGATGCACTTCAACGGGCTCACCCCCCTCGAACCCGACGGCGACCCGAAGGCGGCGGCCGAGATCGGCCGCGCCCTCGACGAGATCCTTGCCGTCATCACCCCCGCTGACGAGGCTGCCGCCTGATGTCGACCCCCGCCAAGCCCATCCCGCTCGGCCGCGCGCCGCGCCCGCGCACGAACCCCGAGGATCTGGCGCAGCTCGTCGCCGGTGGAGCCGAGGCTGGATTCGCCCGGCCGCTCGCGCCGGCTCCCGAGCCCGCTTCGGAGCCCATGCCTGCCTTGCCGGCCGCCGAAGCGGAAACGCCTGCCGCCGCGCCCGCCCGCAAGATGGGGAAGGGCGCGCCGGTCAATCCGCTACGCCTCGAAGTGCCGAAGGCCGTGTGGCTCGAACTCAAGATGGAGGCTGCCAAGCGCGAGGTCTCGGTCAAGTTTCTGGTCCTTGAGGCGCTCGCCGCCAAGGGCTACAGCGTCGACCTCGACGAGGTGCCCGAGGACGGGAGGCGCGGCACGAAGCGCTGAGTGCCTCGCCCCGCCCCGAATCCCTCACCGAGCGCCGGATCCCCAAGGGGGTCCGGCGTTCTCGATTCCAGGGGTGGCGAGAGGGCGCGGCTAGATTCGCAGGCGCCCGGCCCCTCGTCCGGCCGGACCGGAGCCCGAATCCCCCCTCCGAAAACCCCTTTCGACGTTTCCGCGAGACGCCTTCTTCGATTCTGAAGAAGAAAGAGAATCCTGAATCCCCGTGGCGGGCAAAGGCCTGCACCCTGTCGGTCGCCATCGCGCGAGCCACACGGCCCATTCCTTCGAGAGGACGCGCACGAGGTTCGTCTGGTGCTTCTGCCCCTTGCGGGGGCGCTCGGTGATGGTGATGAGCCCGTCGCCCTCGGCGAGGCGTAGGGTCGTCTGCGCGTGGCGGTGGCAGACGCCGGCACGCGCCGCGATCTCGCCGATCGACAAGGCGCACACGCCGCGCTGGGCGATCTCCTGCCCGACGATGAACAGGACGGCGCGCTGGCCCTCCGTGTAGCGGCGGGACATCGGCTCGGACATGGCGCTTGAGCCGCCCAAGCCCCGACGACGCTCGCGGCTGCGGGCCTTGTCGGGAGAGGCTTGGCGGCGCTGGCGCTCAAAGCGGTGCACGGCCCGGGCGGTCGTCGCGATCGCTGCGCCAAGGCTGAAGCCGGCCGGCGCGGGCGCTTCAGGGCGCCGGGCCTTCATGCGGGCCTCGATCGCGTCGTCGAGGTCGTTGCCGATCTCCCAGCCTATCGAACCGGCCGCGCAAGCCGCGGCGAGCTTCGCGCGCAGATCTTCCAGCGTCGACGGGTGCGCCCGCGCGATCGCCTCTTTCATCTCGGCATAGGTCATCGGTCGGCCTCGTGATGAGGCCGCGGCAGATCGAGCCGGGTCGCGTCGGACGCGCCCGGTTCCCGGACAAAGCGATCCCGTTGCCGGAAGCGAGTTCCGGATTGACAGGACCAGCGATTTCGGGGGATGATCCGTCTTGCTTAAGGACTCGGATCGACCCCCTCGGGGCTCTAGACCCTCGGTTGCCCCTTGCAGGGGGCTTCCGGGGGTCTTGTCTTTTCAGGGTCTCACTGCGGCGGCAGGTGTCTCCGGTGGTGCGACTCGGGCAGCGTGCCCGTGTGCGTTAACGTGGCATCAGGCACACATTAACCTCTGCCGTCAAATCGCCTCGGTTCGAAGTGCTCGCGCATCAGCCGGTAGAACGCCCGCGTGTTCTCCGGGGAGAGCCGCAGGCCGACCGCGCCGGCCGGCGCATGGATGGTGACCGTGAGGCGGCCATCCCCGATCCGGGCGTCGAGGGAGCCGGTGGGCGGGGGAGGGGCGTCAGGCATCGGCCTCGCCCCAGGATTGAGCCAGTCGGGCGCGCATCACGCTCACCGGCTCTCCGAAGCGCTGCTCACGGACCCAGGCGTGCACGTTGGGGTATTTCGCGACCCGCGCCCGGTCATGCCAGAAATCCCGCGGCAGCTCGCGCAGGAAGTCGCAGAGGTCCGCGTCATAGAAGCGGTGCGGGACGAGATCATAGGCGCCGTAGCGGCCGTGATCGCGCAGGGCGACCGGGAAGCCGATCCCGTCCCACTCGCCCACCGTTTCGACCCGCATGGTGCCGATAAAGGTTGGCTGCGGATGAAGGTTGAGGCCGACATAGCTCACGGACTGGCCGGGCTCGACGTAGGGCGCCCGGGGTGGTGTGAAGGCGGGGACCACAAGGCGGGAGGCAGCCGCCGCGGCGAACAACCCGAGGAAGGCACGGCGTGAGACGATCGGGGTTTCACCCATGACGCCCACCCTCCCCACCGATCATCCCGAGATCCTTGAGGACCGTCATCACCGCGTCGGCGCGCCATTCGTCGGTGGTGCGGCTGCCGCGGTAGCCAGCGAGCTTGGGATCGAAGCAGGCGGCGGAGATGGCGTCGCGCAAGTCCTTCGGCGCTGTCCTGGCCTTGAGCGCCTGCAGATCGCGCTCCGCCGCCAGGAGGGCGCCGTAGCGGTCGGGGTCGAGGTGCACCAGCTCGCGCGCCGAGGCCTCGCCCCGCGCCCGGATGCTGGCCGCAATCTGCTCGAGCGTCGCGAGATCCCACAGGCCGGAATGCGCCTCAGCGAGGAAGGCGCAAGCCTCGCGCTCGTGGAGGACGGCGGCGTGGATCTCGGGATTGTCCGAGAGCGCCGGAGGGAGAAGGGCGTCACGCATGGGTGCGGTCGTCTCGTCGGGATCAGAGGGAGGGGAAGGCGTCGTGGGTGACGCCGTCGAGGAGGCGGCCGGACTAGAAGCCGTCCGTCGCCCGGAATTCGGCTTCCGCTTCGGCGCGCGATGCCTCGGCATTGAACCGCGTCAGCAGGCCGGCGAGCTGATGCTGCGCGGCGCCGGGCGACATCTCGTGCCAGCGCCGCCCCTGGAGGATCGCGACAGCCTCGCAGGCGCCCAGGCCGCCGCGCTCGGCCAGCCTCTGCAGAGTCTGTCCGTGATTGGCTTTCGCCTGCGCCTCATGGGGCTCGATCATGCCCCACGGCAGGCCGATGACGATTTGCTGCACGCCATGCGCGCGGAGGTCGGCGATTTCCTCTCGGGCGCGATACCCGAGCGACATGATCGGGAAGAGGCTTGGTGGGGCAGCCGGCGAGCCTTCCGCGACCTGTGCCGTCGAGGTGTGATTGCCGCAGCGCGCCGCTTCCGCTGGCGAATAACACCCCTTCACGCCGGACAGGCCGCGGGTGTCCCGGTGGCAATAATCGCAGTCGATGTGGTGATTGCCCATAATGAGGCCTCCTCGCGCGTGAGAGGGTCGGGGAAAAGCGTGAAACAGACCCGGGACGGGACAGACCTTTCCGCGCTCATCCGAGAGGTGGGACGACTCAGGTGCGCTTGCGCCACAGTGCAGCCTCGGCCATCTCCGGCCGCCAGGAGCACACACCCCATGGGTCCCGAATTGATCCTCCTCGCGCAGCTCGGCGCGGGGAGCCCCGAAGGCGCGCGGATCTCGCAGCGCCAGCTCGTCGACGCGCCGAAGAGCTACGTCGAGAGGCGGATCGTCATCCCCGGCATCGCCTGCATCAACCCGGGCAAGGGCGACTTCCTCTGCATCGCGGTCGTCGCCGGCCGGGCCCTGCGGATCGAGGCCGGCCTGTTGGGGGCCAAGACCGCGCTGCCCATCGCCGAGGCGCTGATCGGCGAGTGCAAGGGGACCGCCAACATCAAGAACGCGGCTTGCGTCTTTGATGCCGAGATCACCCCGGCCAACACGATGACCGACATGATGGAGACCGCGTCCGGCAGCATGCCGATCGTGGTCGTCTACAGCGGCCAGGTCGATCTCTATCGGCCGAAGCGGTAGCGCGGTCATCGGCGGCGCTCGACCGGCGTCGTCGCGCGTCGTTGAGGCTTCGCCTTCGGGAAGCCGCGCCCGCGCAAGGGGCGGCGGATGCCGAAGTGCTTGTCCTCGCGGCGCTTGGTCTCTGCGATCTCGGATTGATCCTGGCGGGTCTTTTCGAGATTGCAGACCCAGCACAACACCTGACAGTTCTCCCGGGTCGGCGGGCCGTTCATGTAATCCGGGATGCGGTGATCGAAGATATACTTGCCGATCGTCAGACGCGCGCCGCAGCCCGGGCCCTCGCACCAGCCGTTGCAGCGGCGCAGGGCTTCACGCTGGACCTCGGCGGGGAATTCCTGGCGAGGGATGGGCATGCGTCAGGCTCCCCTAGAATGAGGATTGGAACGAGAACACATTAGATATTGAGGTTGGCCTTAACTTAGCTCAGTAGGGCTTCGTCAAAATCGAGCGCTAAGCTAAGAAGCGTACGTAGAGCCTCGGAGCGGCTTGGTATTTTGGGTTGGCGAACGCGCCAATCATCCACTCTCTTGGCAAGAGACTCTGGAATGTGAACCGCTGACTTGACTGCCTTTTCTTCCATTGCCCCACTGAAATTTCGCCTGGCGGCAACTATGGCATCAGCTCTTTGGCGAGCCGTTATCGGGCGGTCGCCCGCATCATAAGCGGCTATCGCATCGTCAACAGCCTTGATCGCTTCGACTAACGAGACGTGGAACCAATCGCGCCCGGGTCTATCCCGCTTATCCTCCAAGAGGATCTGCGCCATACGTTCAATCATGGCGCTTTTACCTCGATCGAACTGCACGCCGTGCAAAAGTTCGACCTGAATACCATCAACCTTCAAAAGTTGATAGCACCTATAATGAGGATGGCTCGACAAGCCAATTTTATGACGACCATTCCCATCGGCCATTACATAAACATACGCTTTGGTCGAGAAGATAACGCGGGGCATTATGCTAATCCCCCTTGAGAGGATGGCGCTTATTGCGCTCAGCTTCCAGCCCAATTTCGACCAAGCGACGGATTGCCTCCCCGCGCGAGGGAATTTTCTGCTGGGCACGTCGCCACTCCTCAACGGGGGCCAGCCAAGTCTCCGGCACCATGAAAGGCACCCGGACAGACTTCACGTTTTCCTTGAGCTTGGGGGGCATGGACTCGCGCCGCGCAGTTTGAACGTCGCTTCTGCCCATATCCACCCCCATCCGTGCTGACCATGCCGCACATAATGCACTTGACGCACATAAAGCACAAGATCAATTCTGCGTCTCCAATGCGATGCGGCTCCAGCGACCTCAATGCCCACCTTCACCCTCGCCACCGCCCCCCACGGCCGCAGCGTCCACCTCGTCCCCGAGGGCGCGCCCCACGCCTGGTGCGGCTGCCGGGCCGACCGGCCGGCGCCGGCGGTCGTGCGCCTTACGGCCGTATGCCGGCGGTGCTGGGGCGCGGCGCCGGCCGAAGGTAAGCGGGCGATCGCCGCCGCCGCGGTCGCCCCGCGCACAGCAGGCTGAACCCGCGGTGTCAGAACACGGAAGGAACGGCGACACGATCGCGCAGGCGCCCCGAGAGGAAGGGCAGGCGACGCGGCCCGTCTCTGTTCCAATGCAGGTGTTCGTCAGCGAGGCGGACCGCAAGCGGATTAAGCACGCTCTTCTCGACAGTGACGAGTCGTTTCAGGAATTCGCTCACCGGGCGATCAGCGAGGCGCTTCAACGCCGGGGATTGCCCGAACTGGAACCGGCTACAGCCAATAGACCAGCGGGCGGAAGGACACGACGGGCTCGGGAATAGACTCCGATAACGGCCCAATTTTAACCCGTGCTAACGCCGAAGACCCGGCGATCGGTAGAAAATGCCCGGCGTGACCATATCCAGGATGCCGCCGGAACGGTATCGTGCGGTCAGGCACCGCGATTCGCGGCGCATCGACCCCGTCGCGCTGGCACACGACGCGGCGGGGGGAGACCGAAGGGTGGTTTCGTTCACGCCATTCGACGGTCGGCGGGGTCCGGGCTAGTCACCCGGACCCCGCTCACCTCACGCCGCGCAGATGCAGACGGGCTCATCCTCATCCTCGGCGCCCAGATCCTGAACCGCGTAGAGGCCGAGGACGAGGCCCGCCATCTCCTGAGGCACGCCGGGCTCGAGAGCGAGGCGTGAGAGCGAGTAATCCGGCGGCTCACGGTCGGCGCCGTCCTCGTCGTCCTCGTCGAGGATTTCGTGATCCTCAAGAGCGGTCCCCCAGACCATGACGCGGTCATGGAGATCGTTGTCCCATTCGAACGTGAGGCGCAGGCCGCCGGTCGGCGCAGGCCTGATGCGTTGAAGGCAGCCGAACACGGCGCGCAGGAGACGCGCGGCTTCGCGCTGGGCGGCGGCGAGCGCTCCGGGCGCGTAGGGGGCGGCGATCGGCCCAGCCTTGAGCCACACGGTGAGCCGATCGAAGACCGGCACGGTGAGCGTCACCTCGAAGGCGGTGCCACGCGTGCGGGGATCGGCGTCGGCGCTGCCGATGAGGCAGTCAAGGAGGCGCACGGCCTCGCGGAGCGCGGGCGCATGGGCCCGCTCCGGGGAAGGGGCAACTGATGTCACGGGCGTTCACTCGACGGCGACCGGCTGGCGACCGGCGCGGGTGGTGACCATGCGACAGGCGCGACTCCTCGAGCGCCGCGGATAGTCAGGCCGCAGCGTCGCACGATCAAGATGCAGAGGAGCCGAGCCGGCCTTGCGGTCCGGGAAGCGAAGCAGAAACCTCGCCCGCAATTGGTGGCACAACCCGAGGACTCGGGAAAGGTGGCTCGCTTAAGAATTTGCAAAAAAAGGACACAACCTCGGCGTGTTGCGACAGTGCTGCCCATCCGACGCGACAGAAGCGCGACCCTGCCGTTGCGCTGCTGCCACATCTGACCGTGCGTCAAAAGAGTTCCATGCCTGTGCAGGTCTGTTTTCAGCCTGACGCAATCGGCCGGAACCCTCCTAAGATCATGACCTACTGACCTCATGAGGTCATGAGTTGTGGAGGTCATGATCTCAGAAGGGCAAGGGCCCAGGGCGGGCGGCACCGATCGGGCAAGGCATACGCTCATCACGGCTCCTGGCGGCATGGGGGATCGTCGGGCCGCACGAGGGTGCGGCCCCGTCCGGTCGGAGGGGTAAGGGGACGGCACGAGAGGGCTCTGCCCGCCGCGTCGCCCCAATGGGTATCACGCGGTTTGCGAACCGCAAGCGAAAAATGAGCAAAGTCAAGACATTGCGGTTTTGTGCGACGGTCCAAAATTGGTGTAACGAATTTTCGATGATAGAAATTACTGTTGCCTGACAGTACTAGGCTTGGATATTCTGTTCCTATATTTGCAATCATCCCGACCCGGCGGATCCGCTCCGCGCCTATTGGATACTGCGGCGGCTTGATCAAGATGAACGAGCGCGCCGGACGCCGCTGGCCGAGCCGTAAAACGCAAAAAGGCCCCGCCCTCGCACCGATCGGGCGAGGACGGGGCCTTGGGGCTTTGAGCGATTTTGGGTCAGGCGGCGGCGTGCCAATCCAGTGCGACGTCGATCATCCCCGGCAGGGCCGCGACCCCGCCGGTGTTGAGGATCTCGTGGTCGGGCGCGAAGGCGTGCGCTTCGCTCGCATGCGCGATCCGGCCCTCGACGGCCGGCCGGCGCAGCCGCAGCACGATCCCGCCGAGCGCGCGGGCGGCGGCGGCCTCGTTGGGGTAGCGGGTGTCGTCGACGACGATCCGGGCGCCCGCGGCAAGCGCGGCCTCCGCTTGGCGCCGCCACAGCATCACCCACAGGTCGGGGTGGATCAGCTCGCGCCCCCAGGTGGCGCCCAAGCCGATCATCGCGGCCCGCGGCGTCGCGCCCCCGAGGAGGTCGCACGGGACCTCCTTGAGCTCCCCCTCGATGTGCGCGTCGGTGAGCCCGATCGCGCGCAGCATGGCCTTCAGCGGCCCGGCGAACTTGAGGCGGGTGTAGCCGTGGGAAGCGATCAGGTGGTCGGCGGCGGTCGACTTGCCGGCGCCGGCGGCTCCGGACAGGGCGACGACGGGGGGCAGATGGAGCATCACGCGGCCTCGGACTCGGCCTCCCCGTCGAGGAGCGCGACGCGGGCGCGCGAGACCTCGCCGAAGCGGCGGTGGTAGGTGATCGCCTGAAGCGAGCGGCCGGACAGGAAGCCGGCGCCGGCATGCCAGGCGTCTTGCGGCACGGGGGACTGGTGGATCTCGCAGATCACGCCGGCCCCTTCCGTCGCAAACTTCGCATGATGGTGTAAATGAAACCCGTGCACGTAGCGGTGCCGGGTCAAGCCCCAGTCTACCGCGCGCCGGTGTGCCATGATGGCCGGCATCTCGCCGATCTTGACACTGTGGCCGTGCGTGGCGCCGAGCATCACGGCGCCGAAGCGATGCCACCAGAACAACGACGGGTCGACGTCGACCGTCACGCGGGGCTCAGCCCGATACCAGGCCAGCAGGAAATACGCGATCGCCACGCTCGCGTGCTCGTCGTGATTGCCCGGCAGCACCCGCACCGTGACGTGGCCGTGACGGCAGAGCGCCGCGTCGACCGTGCGGACCATCAGGCGGGCCGCGGTCATGAGCACCTTCTGGTAGCGCCCGTCCACTTGCAGGGCGTTGCCGGACCGCGCCGTGCGGTTCTCCTGCGTGTCCGAGTGCAGGAGGTCGCCGCCACCGAGGATCACGGCGTGGGCCGAGGCGGGGGCCCGGGCGATCACGTCCTCGACGGCGCGCCCGATCACCCGCTCGGCGAGCTTGAGGTCCCAGTTGGGCCCGCCCGTCTCGGCGCCCCAGGCGAACATGCCGATGTGCCAGTCGCCGGCGGGAATGAGCGTCAGGAGGTCGTCGCGCAGCGCCGGCGGCTGCGGCACCGGTGCGGCGCCCGGGCCGATATCCGCGAACGCCTCCCGGATCGCCGCGACCATGTCGGCTGGGGTCAGCCCCTCGCGGGTCTTCACCCATTCGGCGAGCGTGCGGCCCTCGCCGTCGACGAGCCGGCTCACGCCCTTGACGACGTGGCCGGCGGGCAGCGGGGCGGCGGGACCGGGCGCGCGGCCTTGCTTGATCCATTCGCGCTCGGTCTCGCCGTCGGCCCCGCGCTGGGTCGCGACCTGGCGGATCGCGAACCCGGGCATCACCGGGTCCGTCCCGAGTTCGCCCCGCTCGGCCATCGCGACCACCTCGGCCGCCGTGCGACCGACCGCGGCGAGCGACCAGTCGACCGACAGCCTGTGGTCGCGGGCATGGGTGCCCTTGACGAGCGGCGAGCCGATGCGGCGGCGCAAGCTGGAGAGGTCGACGCCGAGGTCGCGCGCGGCGAGCGTCACGGCGAGCGGATCGCGCGCGCCGTGTCCGGTGGGGAGTGCGGGCGCGCCCGCCCGCAGATGCGCCTCGACCGCGGCGATCTCGGCCTTCGCCTTCTTCTTGTTGATGCGGGTCGCCATCAGCGGGGGTCCTCGAGGCCGGCCGCCATCCCCCGCAGGGCGATGCGCTCGCGGCCGAAGTGGGTGCGGATCATGCGCTCGAGCGCGGCGGCGTAGCCCTCGCCCTCGACGTCGCCGACGGACAGGCCGGCGCAGAGGTGGGCGAGCGCGCCGGCAAGGTCGCCGCAGGCGTGCTCGAGGGCCTGGGCGAGGCGGGCCTCCGCGGCCCGGTCGATCGCCGCCGTCATGGCACGGTGACGCGCGCGGTCTCCTCGCGCACGCTCCACAGGCGGCCGGTGGCGGCGGTCTCGTATTCGAGAAAGCCGGTGATCTGGAACGGCAGGCGCAGGCCCTTCGCGCCGAGCTCGGGCGGGAGCGCGATGCATTTGCGCGTCCACTGCCCGGACCCGGCCGGACGGTCGACGAGGGCGCCCGCGAGCCGGGGCCCGAGGCTGTCGGGCCCCTGGCGCACCGCCTGGTAGGGGTAGACGCGCGCGCCCGTGCGCAGCGTCCAGCCGGCATCGACCGCGCGTGCCTCCCGCCGCTTGTCGAAGCGCCAGGTGAAGCAGACCTCCGACCCGGTCCGCACGACGTCGGTGAGGGCCTGCGCGCCGAGCACGGGAAAGAGCCGCGCCTCGACGTCGGGGCCGCACCATTGCGCGAGGTGGGCGGCGAGCACGGCGAGGCCGGCGCCGACGGCGATCTTGAGGGCGCGGGGCGAGCGGGGCGCGGCCGTCATCGGGGGCCTCCCATGTACTTCGCGAACACGGCCATCGCGCCGGCCGCGATCGCCGCCCAGATGCCGTTCCAGACCGTGTTCGCGGCCTTGTCCCACCACGCGCGCGAGCGCTCGGCCGAGGCGATGGTCGCGTTGAAGGCGCGGATGCTCTCGGGCCGGTCGAGGTCGATGTCGAACTCGCCGAAGGCCTCGACGACCGCCTTGCGGGCGATCGCGCCCGCCTCCTCGGCCGTCACGAACGGCCCCTTGGTCTTGCCCATCTCCTCGGCGACGATGCGCTGGGCCGCCATGGCGATGGCGGCGAGCTGCACGGGATCGGGCGGGGGTGGCGTCGGCACGAGCTCGCCCATCGGGGCCTCAGGGGTGTCAGAGGGGAAGGGCGACGAGTGGGGCGGGCCGCGTCGGCCCGCCCGTGGAGGGTCATCCGGCCTTGGCGGCGGCGGTGTCGGCCGGGGCCGCAGGCGCGGCGTTGCGGCGGACGTAGACGCCGTAGAGCGTCACGCCGAGCGCCGTAAGACCGGCGCCGAGCTGCGCCGCCGTCCCCTCGTCGAGCCAGCCCACGCCGACCACGAAGGCGACGCCGGCCTGGACGGTGGAGCGGGCGAAGCTCGCGAGCACGGCAACAGGGCCGGCGTCACGGCGCAGGTACGCTCCGTAGCCGGCGAGCAGCAGCGTGACGGTCGCGGGGCCGACCTGCGCCGCCATCGTCTCGCCGAGCCAGCCGCGGGCGACCGCATAGGCGAGGATCATCTGGACGACGGTGCGCGCGAGGCTGCCCGCCTGTTCGACGTTCATGGGATGTCTCCGCTCTGTGAGGGCTGAAATCTCGTTCTCGTCCCGCTTCGTTCGCGGGGTGTTCCGCGGATCAGGCGGCGAGGCGCTTGCCGCACTGGCCGCAGGTCGTGGCCGCCTCGGGGGCGGGCGGGGCGACGACGGGGGCGGGCTTGGCCTCGGGCGACCACGGCGTGTCCGGGATCTTCGCCCACCTGGCGAAGGCCGCCGCGAGCTTGGTGTGGTAGGCGTTCGCCGCGTATTGCGGCCCGTTGTAGCCGCGCGCGAACGCCGCCCAGTTGCGGGCCCGCAGCTCGTCGTCGAGGCGGTTCGCCTGGATGAACCGGACCATCGCGGCGAGGTGCTCGGTCTCGCCGCCGGCGCAGAACGCCAGCACCATGCCCTGCGGGCTGTCGTAGCCGGCCGCCGCATGGTTCGAGCCCATGATCTGCCCGAGCGCCCAGGAGGCGGACTTGAGCGCGGCGGTCTCGTCGATCGCCATCGCCTGGAACAGCCGCGGGTAGCTGTCCTTCGGGTAGGGCTGCTCGCCCCATTTCGGGTAGGCGAGGCCGAGGGAGACCGCCCGCGCTCGCGCCGCGCCCGTGAGCGCGGCGTAGAACTTGTGGGGCTCGAACAGGAGCTTGGGGCGCTTGAGGGCGTCGAAGCCCCCGCCCGAGGTCTCGACGTCGATGACGGCGTGGATCTCGTCCTCGCCGACGCCGATCTGGTGACCGAGGCGGGGGAGGTCGAGGTCGGCGAGGCGCTCGGCCGCGCAGACGAAGCCGGCGGCGCGCAGGCGCGCGAACGCCGCCGCGTCGGAAGCGGTGGTCATGAACGATGCTCCGATGAGAGAGGGGTCGGACGGGCGCTCAGCGCAGAGCCAGCACCCGGACCTGAAAGCTGCGGCTCGCCCCGACCGCGAGCGCCGGTCCGTAGACCGGGACGTCGAGGGCGCCGGCCGCCCGCACGGTGGGCGCGCCGAGGAGGTAGCCCGACGGCGCCGTGCCGGCGGGCAGGATCACGACCGCATCCGTGGCGAGGAGCCCCGGGACGGTGAGCGGGATCGTGCGGATCCCGAGGGAGATCGCGACCGTCGCGGTCTCGGTCACCGTGACGGTGCCGAGCGAGACGAGCGCCGAGGGACCGGCGGGTCCTTGCGCGCCGGCCTGCCCGGCCGTCCCGGGCGACCCGGCGGCGCCCTGGGGTCCCGTGGGCCCGGCATCGCCTTTGGGCCCCGTGTCGCCCTTGGGGCCCGTCTGTCCCTGGGGACCGGCGTCCCCTCTCGGGCCGCCCAGGCCCTGGGGTCCGGCAGGCCCGGCGTCGCCCTTCGGTCCGGGCGCCCCGTCGGCGCCGGGCTGACCCGGTGTGCCGGGCACCCCTTGCGGGCCGGGGTCGCCCTTCGCGCCGGCGTCGCCCTTTGCACCGACGTCACCCTTGGGGCCGGCCTGGCCCTGGGGGCCTGCGTCACCCTTGAGGCCCGCGTCGCCCCTCGGCCCGGGTGAGCCCGGCGCGCCGTCGGCGCCCGCGGATCCCCGCGGGCCGGGCGGGCCGGTCTCGCCCGCAGCGCCGGGCTGGCCGGGCGCGCCCTGCGGGCCCGGGCGGCCGTCGGCACCGGCCGGGCCCGCCGGGCCGGGATCGCCCTTCGGCCCGGGATCGCCCTTGGGGCCGGGCGCGCCCTGCACCGCCATCGGCAGGCTCGCCGGATCGACGTCGAGCGTGCCGTCGGCATGCACCACGAGCCCGTGGCCGGGCTTGACGAGGCCCATGCGGGACTCGGATGCCGCTTGCGGGCGCCGGCCGGCGGGACCGACCGGGGCGTCCTGCGCCCAGGCCGGCACCGCGAGGACGAGGACCGCCGCGAGGCGGGAGAGGAGGCGCAGGCTCATGCGGAAAATCCGACGAACGTGGATCCGGCCTGCCCTCGGATCGTCACCGCACCCCGCGTCGGCGGCACGCGCCAGGCGCCGGGCGCGGTGGTGAGGTCGAGGGCCGGGTAGACCGGGATCGCGGCCGTCGAGAGATCGGGGGTCATCGCGCCCGTGACGTCGACGTGGAGCGGGGGCGAGCCGGGCGGCGAGGTGTTGACGATCGTGCCGCCGTGCAGGGCGGATCCGGCCGGAAACAGCACCTGGTAGGCGTCGCTCTCGGCGATCGTCGCCAGGACCGGCGGATGCCAGTCGCACGGCGGCGAGGCCCAGCCCGATCCGACCGCGCCCCGCGAGATCACGACCTCGGGGGCGATGCGCTCGGGCGCGACCTGGGCGCGCAGGTAGACCCGCTCCCCCTCCATCGGAAGGGGCAGGAGATCCGCCCCGTCCCGGGTGTAGGAGAGGCAGTGCGCCGGCGACCCGTTGTCGGCCGGGGGAGCGGATCCCACCGCGACCAGGATACAGGCGACCGTCTTGAGCTGCAGGATGCAGGGCGTCGGACCGGCGTCGAGCCAGCCCGTCGCGGAGGGATGGTAGCGCTCGGTCGGCATCGCGGATCAGGGGATGAGAGGGAGCGGGAAACGACGCGGGCCCGCCGGATGAGGGCGGGCCCGCGGGAGGCGGCGTCAGTGGACGGTCACGGCCGCCGGCGTGTCGGCGGTGCGCCGGTTCATGCCGCCCCAGATGTGCACGTTCGAGACCGTCGACCCTTCCTGCAGGTTGAAGGTCGGGCAGTTGTTATAGGTGTTGAGGTTGCCGCCGAAGATCTGGATGTTAGCGTAGTTGAACCCGCCGAAGAACGCCATCGCGCACTGCTGGGTCTCGCTCCCCGGCCGCGTGTCGTAGAAATTGACATCGCGCAGGGTGAGGTTGAGCGCGCCACCCATCTCAGTGAAGATCATGGGGGCGTGGAGGGCGAACAGGTTGTTCTCGATGTTGTTGTTGACAAAATCGACAGCCGAGAGCGTCACGTTGCTCGCGAGCGTCTTGGGTCCGACCACGCTGCCGCCGTAGAACTTGAACGCGTTCTTGTTGGCGCGGTACGTGGTGTTGCTGATCTTGGCGCCGTTGATGGCGCCGATGGTCTGAGCGACGTCGTTGCCCTCGAAGAGGCTGCCGTCGACGATCAGGTTCTGCGCGAACAACGAGCCGAAGTTGCCGTGATCGCTGCTCTGCGATCCCTGCAGCCCGCCGCCGTTGCCGATGAAGGTGGAGTTCAGGAAGCGGATATCGCGGGAGCTTTCGCTGTAATAGGCAGCAGTTTTCAGGTTATTGAACGTGCAATGGTCACACGAAAACCCGTAAACGTTCTGCCATATACCGACGCCGATCGATTTGCTGCGTCCGTTCTTGAACGATGATCGGGTGACGGCCACATCGCGGGCGTTGTAGACAAGAATTTGCTCATAGGTTAGGGCCGAGCCGTCCGCCGTGATGTCCTCGATGCGGATGTGCTCGCTGGTGATCGCCGCCGTGGTGTCGAGCGCCGGGTTCGAGCCGACGACGAGGCACCAGTACTGGCAGCGCTTGAAGTCGACGCGGGCGATGCGCAGGCCGCGCGCGTCGCGGAAGCGCAGGCCCGTATCGACCCAGTTCACGTCGACCGTCAGGTCCGAGACCGTGAAGTTGTCGAGCCAGCCGGACGTGATGGTGCCGCCCGAGACGGTCCCTCCCGGCCCCTCGATCATTGCCGCGCCGTTCGACCCGGCGCACTGCTTGAGGGTCACCGTCGAGCGATCCACCCCGCGCAGGTGGAAGTTCGAGCGGGGCGCGAGGTGGCCGCAGATGTTGTAGAGGCCGGGCGTCAGGATGGCCTCGGCGTAGCCATCCGCCATCACCTTCGCGATCAACGGCGTCACGTCGTAGGTCGACGTGCCGTTGGCGATGGCGGCCCGCTCCTCAGCCGGGATGGAGTCGTTGAGATAGACCGCATCCTTCGCACGATCGGCGAGCGTGCGCGCAACGTCCCCGGCACCGACCGCCTTGGTCGAGGATACGTCGCAGGCCAGGGAGGTGCCGCACGAGACGCCCGCGCTCGACACGACGATAGAATTCTTCCCGGCGATGCCGGCGCCCCCCCGCGGCATGTCGTTGCCGGTGGCGGTGATGTAGTCGACCGCCCCGGTCGACGCGAAGTGCGCGGTCGCGTTGGTCGAGAAGGTGTTGCCGGTAAATGCGATGCGCTGCGAGTTGTCGAGGATGACGTCGGCGATGCTCGGCGATGAATTGTTGAAGTTCATCCCCGCGACGGTGGCGTTGTGGCTGGTCGGGCCCGTCGCCCCGACGGCCGCCCGGAACGCGAGTTCCGCGATCCCGCAATTCTGGAAATTGCCCGTCGCGAGATTGACGAAGCTGCGGGCGACCACCGCGCTCGGCTGAACGGTGAGACAGACGCCGCTCATGTTGTCGACCATGAAGGTCGACCACGAGTTGTTCTGCCCGGCCTCGACCGCGCCACTGCCGCCGGAGACGTAGAGCGCGGAGAAGCGGCTGTCCGTCGTCTCGTTGACGAGCGCCTTGCCCGACCCGACGGCGCCGATCACCCCGTTGTGCAGGCTGTTGATCCACGCCGCCGCGTATTGCTGCGTAAAGTTCGTGGTGGGATTTTCGTTGCCGAGATGCAGCCCGCCGCCCGAAGTCGCGGCCCAGTTGTTCTGGATCTTGAAGTTGAGCCACTCGCTGCTTGCCAGCTGGTAGAGATCGACGGTCCAGACGTAGGACGACGAACCGCCGGTCGCGAGCGAGAGACCCTGGATCGAGACGCCCGGGTAGTTCGTGCCGCGCGGCCCGCCGAGCAGGTACGGCCCGCCGCAGGTGCCCCAGATCTGCGCCCCGAACTGCGCCGCGCCGCCATCGGTCGCGCCCGTCGAGGCGGGCCCGATCAGCTTGAGGTTCGGCTTGGCGGTGAGAGGGGCGCAGGCCTGGTAGAACCCGGGGCCGAACTCGAGCGCGATCGCCGAGTCGATGCCGGCCTGGATGGCCGGGCTGTTATCCGAATTGAACGTGCCGGCACCGAACCACGCCGCCCGCAGCCGCCCCGCGTTAGGGCCACCCGCGAGCCGGGCGTAGCCGCCGAAGATCTGCTGCTCGGGTGCCGCCGTGATCGCGCCGGAGACGTAGAGCTGACGCCCGACGGCGGTCGCGACCGCCGGCACCGCGGGCGACCCGCCCGACAGCGTGATCGCCGGGACGGCGGCTGACGCGTAGCTGCCGCCCGAGGCGACAGCGATCGACGCGACGCTCCAGGTCGCGGTGACGCGCGCCCCGCTGCCCGCCCCGCCCGTCGTGGCGATCGAGCCCGTGGGCAACGCGGTGAGGCTGCCGCCGTCGGCGATGGACACGCCCGTGACGGCGCCGCCGGGGCCGATTGCCGTGACGGTGAGCGTCGGCGCGGTGCCGGTCCCGCCGACGAGCGCCAGGGTGTTGCCGACCGCGTAGCCGGTGCCGCCGGCCGCGACGCTCGGCTCGTAGAGCCGCATCGACACCGCGCCGAGCGCCGCGTTGCCGGCGATGCTGGCGGTCGGCAGGCTCGCATAGGCCCGGCCGGGGCTGTCGAGGCGGACCGCCGTCAGCGCCCCGAAATTCCAGGTCAGCCGCCCCCTGCCCTCGAAGGCGAGGTGGACGGAGGACGGGATCGCGACGAGGTCCGGCCGCGCGAGGGTGAGCGGGCAGTTGACGACGAGGACCTGCGTCCCGAGCGCCGAGGCGGCCGCCGCGGCGTTGACCGCCGCGGTCGCATCGGTGGTGCCGCCGCAGGCCGCGGGCGAGGCGTCGGCGACGCTGCGGCGGTCGCCCGCGCGGTCGGCAAGACCGCGCCCGACCATGCCGGCCCCGGGGGCGGTCACGGTCAGATCGTCGGCCTGGCCCCGCTCCACCGCGCGCCGGCCCGACGCCAGCGCGTCGAGCAGGGTCGCGCCGCCGAGGCTGCCGTCGGACCGACGATAGTACAGCCGGCCGTCGGCGCGGTTGATCGCGAGCGTGTCGTCCTGCAGCGCGCCCGGCAGGTTGCCAGGGTTCGGCGAGAACCGCATGTCGAGCGCGCCGGCCGGGCCTGCGAGCGCGACGAGCGCCGGGAGCGCGAGGAGGAGGTGGCGCATCAAAACGTTCCCGTGAGCTTTTTCGTCAGGGCGCCGACCTGGTCGCGCAGGTCGGCGGAGGCGGCGAGGGCCTGCGCCGCCACGGCGCCGGCCGCGGCAAGGTCGCTGCGCAGGTCGATGATCCCGGTCGCGAGCTTGCCCAGGCTGTCGAGCGCGTCGGGGGCGCCGCCGAGGAGCGCGGCGCGCAGGCCCTCGAGGGTGGAGCCCTGCGCGGTGAGACGCGTCGCGAGGTCCGTCTCGCGCGCGGCGAGGAGGGCGAGGAGCGCGCCGCCCTCGCGGACGAGGTAGGCGTCGAGCGCGGCGAGCACGATGTCGCGGTCGAGGCGGTCGCGGCGTGTCTCGATCAGGTCGGTGGGCAGGAGGGCCGGCGGCAAGGGCGGCTGGGGCGGCTCGCGGCCCGTCGGCGCGACGTTGCCGAGATCGATCTCGTAGCGCGCCTCGGCGTCGGTGAGCGGGATCTGCGCACCGATCGCGACCTCGGCGCCGTTGACGAACCCGCCCGAGGCCGCGAGCACCGTGTAGAGCATCACGCCCATCGGGGATCCTGTTCAAGGTTGAGGGGAGCGCGTCAGCCGGCCTTGCGGCCGTCGGTGCCCGCCGATCCCTGCGGCTGTTTGAGCGAGAGGCGCGTCTCGGCCCCCTTGCGGGTGACCGAGTGGGTGACGGAATCGATGCGATAGGACCCGTCGACGCCGGCACGGACGCCGACGACCTGACAGGCCCCCTCCGCCCTCGCCTCGGGGGCGAGGAGGAGCGTGACCTCGCCCGAGCCGCCCTCACGCTCGGAGGCCGTCTTCGCGCCGTCGGCGGCGTTGCCGGCCTGGTCCTCGTCGGCGCGGGGGCGGCCGAGGAGGTCGGTGACGTCACCGCCGTCGGCCGCCCCGATCTCGGCATCCTTCGTCTTCCACTTGGCCGCCTTGCGGTCGTACCAGCGCACCCGCACGCGCCTGAACCGCGGCCGGCTCTCGTAGGGCTGGATGCGCCAGGACAGGAGATTGTCGCCCCGCACCGCCTGGATCGCGCCCATCGTCGCCCCGCCGGGTGTCGCGCCGGCCCCGCGCTTTGCGAAGACTGCCGACTTTCCCTGGATCTTGAAGGTCGCCCCGAACTCGTCGGCCAGTTCCTGCCCGAGCTGGAGAAACGAACGGCCCTCGGTCGCCCAGTAGCGCCGCTTGACCGACTTGAACGCCTTGTCGACCTTGATCGTGTCGATCCCGGCGGCCTTGGCGGCGTCGGTCAGGAACTCTTCGAGGGTCGCGTCATCCTTGTGCCGCTGCTGGCGCTCCTTGATCTTCGAGCGCTTGTCGTGGGAGGTGCACGACACGGTGAGCTGCATGCCCGAGCCGCGCGCGCCCGAGGATTCGGCCTGGTCGACGACGCCGGTGAACACCCGCACCCCCATCAGGTCGACCGTGATCGGGGCGCGCTTCGGGGGGAGCATCACCTGCCCCTCGGTGTCGTCGAAGACGAGCGTCGCGGTGTCGCCCGAGCCGCCCGCCTTGTCCGTCACCTCGATCGACTCGAGGTACGGGTTCATCCGGTCGGTGACGGGACGGCCGGAGACCGACACGGCAAAAGTCGTGCGCAGGACCATGACACCCCTCGCGGGCCAGAGATCAGTCGAACAGGGAGACGACCGGGCGGGCGCTCGTCGGCGCGGGCAGGTCGGGAAGCCTCACGCGGGTGAGGAGCGGGATCTCCGGCCCCTGGCCGGCGAGCCCCGGGTTGAGCCGCAGCGCGGCCGCGCGCATCGCGCTCGTCGCCCCGGCCCGTCCGTAGGCGCGCCAGAGCAGGAGGGCGAGGGTGACCCCCTTGCCCGTCACGGTGATGGTCTGGGGCATCGCCTCACCCGAACAGCGAGAGGAGGGTCGCGATCAGGCCCGAGCCCGCGGCCTCGCCGGGCTCGCCGCAATTCTCGAGCTTGACCTCGTGCTTGACGACGTAGCCGACCCCCTCGGGCGAGATCAGCTCGGCGTGCTTCTCGCCGACGCTCACGATCACGAACCACCCGAGCGGGTAGCCGTCGCCCCGCATCACGAATTGCGGCTGCCCGGAGGCCTTCAGGCTGCGCGCCAGTTCGAGGTCGGACAGGCCGCCGACGTGGTAGGGCACGAACTCGCCCGACAGGGCTAGGCAGTCGTCGCCGGCCCCTTCGTGCTCGTAGGCCCGGCGCGTGTTGAGGAGGTCGTGCTTGGCGTAGTCTTCCGCGTCCTGCCGGTCGATCGCGTTGACCGAGAACGGGAAGGTGTCGAAGGCGAGCGGACCGACCTGATACAGCATGCCCGCTCACCTTGTGCTTGTTGTGCTACACGAACGCGTTGGCGAGGCGCTGGCGCACCATGCCGGAGGAGGCTTGCGCGCCGTCACCCCCGCCGCCGCCCGAGCCCGCGCCGCCGGCGTTGACCGAGGCGATCGCCGCGTTGGCCGAGCCCGCCATCGCAGCGACGCGCTGCAGGGCGCCGATCGCCGCGTTGGCCTTGGCGATCAGCCCGTCGAGGCCGCCCGATGAGACCTGCGGGGCGACGCTCACCGCCGAGAGCGCTGCGAGCTGTGCCTGCACGCTCCCGGCCTTGGCGCCGAGCGCGTCGAGGCCCGCCGTATCGCCCTTCGGGGCGATCGCCGGCACGCCGGACGGCGTCACCCCGGGAGCGGGCCGGGTCAGGCCCGGAACCGCCGTCGGGGCGGGAGGCGCGGGCGCGGCCGGGTAGCGGCCCTGGATCGCGCGGCGCGCCGCCTCGAGACGATCGGTCGCCGGGGCGGCCGATACCGGAGCGTCCGGAGACGCCTTCGCCCGATCGAGCGCGTCCTGGCGGGCCGTCATGGCCCGCAGGTCCGCATCCGAGTAGCGCGACAGGCCCGTGCCGCCCTGGTGCAGGGGACGGCCGTAGCCCGGATTGACCCGCTCGGCCCCCGGCATCATGCCGGGGATGCGCGGCGCCTCGGGGGCAGCCTTGGCCTCCTGCGCCGGCGCCTGCTCCCGCGGACGGATCGCCCGGCGGATCAGGTCGTCGGAGTAGAGGCGCGAGGCCGGCCCGTGCTCCTGGGTGATGAGGCCGCGCACGAACCGGCGCATCGTCTCGTCGTCCGAGAGATCGATCCGGTCGTGCGCCCCGACCCCCGCCGCGCGGGCGATGTTGGCCGCCGCCGCGTGGTTGCCGGGCGTCCAGCCGCCCGAGCGGGCGACGAGATCCGACACCGTCCGGCGCCCGCCCTCCCACTTGCGGCGCGCGAGATCGACGAGCGCGCGCATCCCGTCCTCGGGACTGGCATACACCGCCTGCGGGTCGCCCTGGTCGGTGTTCTTCGAGGGACCGAGCGCGTTGCGCTGCCCGACATACTTGATGTTGCCGGGGTTGTTGTTGCGCATGCCGGCCGGCAGGCGGGCGACGTCGACCCCGTCGCCGAACGCGGCCTGGGGCGAGACCGCGGGTCCCGGAGGCTCGGGCGTGGCCGGCGGGGTGCGATACCCCGATCCGCCACCGCCTCGCACCGCCGCGCGCACGACCGGGGCCCGCGCCTCGGCCGGGAGCGAGACCCACGAGGCCTTGTGGACACCGCCGCCCGACCCGCCCTCGACGTTGAGGTTGATCGGCACGTCGATACCGCCCTGGAACAGGCCCTTCAGGCGCTCGAACAGGGTGCGCCCCTTCTCGATCGCCTCGGGGGAGGACTGTTCGATCCCCTTTGCCACACCCTGGCCGGCGCTGACGCCGGCCTGCGTGCCGCCCTCCGCTCCGGCCGCCACCACCGGCGCGAAGTCCGGCACCGCGACCTCGAGCGCGACCGGCTTGAGGGCCTTGAGCGCCGCCTCGACCGCCGCGATCGCCGCGCGGATCTCGGCCCTGCGGGCATCCAGTCCGGCAAGATCGGGCGAGAACGCCGCCTCGCCGGAGGCCTGGAGGCCGGCGAGCTGGCGCTCGACCTGCGCGAGTTCGGCGCGGTAGGCGGCGAGCTTTGCGGTCGTCGCCTCGACGGCGCCCGCGCCGGATCCCGGAGCCGGACGCGTCGCCGGGGTCGCGGCCTCGGCGCCCCCGCCGAATTCCGGCGGGCGAGCGGGCGGCTGCGGCGTCGGGGCGGGGCGGGCCGCAGGAGGGGCGACGACGTCGGCGACCCGAGGCGCGACGGGCGCCCCCTTCGTCGTCGGCTGCGTCGCGCCCGCATCCGTTCCGGCAGCACGCGCGTCGAGCGCGTCCCGGGCCGCGTCGGACAGCTTGAGGCCGGCGCGCTTGGCCTCCTCGCCCGAGCGGATGCGGTTGTCGAGATCCTGGACCTCGCGCCGCAGCCGGTCGACCTCGGGGTTGAACTCGCCCCGGCGGGAGGGGTGAACCCGGGCTTCGGCCGCATCGGCCTGCGCCCGCTTCTCGTCGCGGAACGTGCGGGTCTCGCGCAGATCGTCCTCGTCCTTGGGCGTCCAGTATTTGCCCGCCGCGACCGCGCCGATCTCGTTCAGGCCCTCGCCGACGGCCTGGCCGGCCATGACGCCGGCGGTGGCTGCCGCGCCCCAGATCCCGAGCCGGGAGAGGAGGGCCGAGAGCTTGCCCGCACCCTCGACCCCGAACAGCGAGATCGTGGCGAGCCCCCCCTTGAGGGAGAGGAGGCCGGCGGCCACGGCGCCGACCTGGGTGCCGAAGGCCAGCACCTTGTCGGGCATGCCCGACACCGCGTCGACGGTGTTGCCGAGCTTGTCGTAGAACGCGGACAGCGGCCCGTCGTTGACCTGCCCGATCCGCATGTAGAGCGTCTCGAACGAGCCGATCATCCGCTGGTAGGCGCCGTAGAACCCCTTGTTGATGTCCTCGCCGACCTGGGACGCACGGTTGTCGGGCGTGTTGCGGAACGACTCCTGGTCCTTGCGGAGTTGGTCGACCTTCAGGCCCTGCGCCCGGCCGCCGTGCTCCTGGCCGAACAAGTACTTCGCCATCGCGGGCGTCAGGCCCTTCTTGAGGATGTCCGACATCAGGCGCTCGATGTCGACCGCGCCCGAGGTCGCCGACATGTACTCGTTGACCGCCTTTGCGATCTTGCCGGCATCCTGCGCGTTGACCTTGCCCTTCTTGCCCTTCTTCGCGAGCGTCTCCTGCAGGATCTCCGAGACCTGCGGCACGAACTCTTCGCGCGACCCGATGACGCTCTCGTCGTTCATCAGATCGGCGATGCGCTTCAACTGCGACGCGTTGAGGCTCTTGCCGAACTTCAACCGGATCACGTTGTCGAGGCCGTCCGCCGACATCCGCTTGCTCGGCTCGACGTAGTCGTCGTGGTCGATGTCGTTGGCCGCCATCGTGGCGCGGCCCTTGTCGGTCGGGACCGCGAGCTTGGTCGCAGCCGCCCGCACGAAGTTGCCGGCCATCGACCCTTCGTAGCCGATGCGGCGAAGCTGGGCGGCGAGCGCGTCCGCGTACTCCTCCGAGAAGCCGCCGACCTGGCCGGGCGCCGCGCCGAACTTGGTGTAGCCGACGACGTCGTTGTGGTCGGCCCCGGAAGACTTGGCGAACTGGACGAGGCGGTTGGCGGCATGCTTGGCAGACTTCGCCGCAGCCTCCGGACTCGACATGTCGTAGCTCATGCCGAGCATGCGCCCGAGCAGCGCGCCGGACGCCTCGTCCATGGTCGTTCCCATGGCGAGCGCGTAGTCGCGCGAGTTCGCCGTGATGGCGCGCAGGACCTCCGGGGTCTTGAGGTGCGAGGGCAGCCCGGAGCCGATCCGGGTCTGTGCCTTGACGACGTCGGCGTTCGAGAACCGGGTCTCCTGGCCGATCTGGAGCGCCTGGGCGGTGAGCGGCTTCTGCGCCGCCTCGTCGATCCCGAGGATCGCGCGCTGGCGGCGCGTCGCCTCGTCCATCTCGAGGTAGCCGTCGCGGGCCTTCTCGTAGGTCTTGCGGGCCAGTCCCGCCGCGCCGGCGCCCGCCATCGCGTCGAGGAAATCGTGGCCCTCGCGGGGCGCGCCGCCGGCGAGGCTCCCGGTCTGGTAGCGCCGGCCCTGCGCGTAGGTCGCGGCGAGTTCGGCCCGGTCGCGGGCGGCGGCCTCGGCCCTCGCGGCCCGCGCCGGCGCCGACATCCCGGCGACCACGCGCCGGCTCGTCTCGATCTGGTCCATCTGCCGGCGGCCCGCCGCGCTCATCCCGGCGGCGAGGTCGCGGTAGGTCTTGGCGAGGCCCGCCGCCTTCTGGGACGCCGTGCTCATGAGCCCCGGCTGCTTGGCGAGCGCCGTGTTGACGGCGGTCGCCGCCGACGCGACGCCGGCCTCCGCCGCCGCGACCTGGCGCATCCCGGCGCCGAGCGGCCCGAGCGCGGCGGTGAGCGCGCCCACCGTCCGCTTCTGCTCGACGAAGACCTCGCGCGTCTGCGCCATCTGGCGCGTCGCGGAGGCGTGCGCACGCCTGGCCGCCTTGAGGCGGGCCTCGGCCGCCTCTACTTCGCCCGAGGCCTTGAACGCGACGTAGTTCTGCGAGCCCGACGCCTTCCAGCGCTGGAACAGGGCGACGCGCCTCTCGGCCGCCGCGAGTTCCTTCGCGGTCTTCTCGGTCTCGACCCGGGCCGCCCGCATCTTGGCGCCGAGCTGATCGAGGCCGGCCGCGGCGGATTTCAGCCGCGAGAGGCCATCGCCCGCGGTCGCGAGGCTTTTCAGCGCGCCCGCGGCCTTGGCCGCCGGCCCCGACACGTCGTCGGTGAGCCGGATCAGCAGGGAGGCGGTCTTGCTCGCCATGGCGGCCTCGCGTCAGGAAATCAGCGCCGGGCGGCGCGGGCGTCGGCCGCCAGCCACTCGCGGCAGAACTCGTCCCAGGGCAGGGCGTCGAGCTCGGCCCGCGTGCCGCCGATCAGGTCGAGGATGTCGGCGCGGTAGGCGCGCCATCGGGCAGGGGCGAAGACGGGTCGCTCGCCACGCGGACCGCGCGCAGCAAGCGGTCGGGCAAAAAATCGAGGAGACGCCCCATCACCCGGTCGTCGTCGTCGGGGTCGAGCGCGTCGACGACCGCGTGCGGCACCGGGTCGCCCTCGGGCGTGAAGAACACCGGCAGCGGGAGCCGCGCGCCGTCGGCCAGCGCCTCGAAATACGCCCCGACCTCGGCCGCGCTCGGGCGCCGCAGCACCAGGACCGTGTAGGTCGCCCCGTCGTAGACGACCGGCCAGTCGAGCACGAACTCGGCCGAGCGCGCGCGGCCGGGCGCGAAGACCGGCGGCGCGGGTGCGGGCGGGGGTGCGGGCACGACGACCTGGGCCGGCGCGGCGGGCGGTGCCTTGCGGGCCCGCTTGCGCCTGCCCGGGGCGGGGGCGGTCGCCGCGGGGACGGGTGCGGCCCGCGCCGCCGCGGCCTCGGCCTTCGAGGCCGGCTCGTATTGCGAGAAATCGTGCGACATCGAGGAGACTCGAAGGGCTTGCGGGGACGGAGCGGCGTCAGGGCCGCCCCGTCGACGGCATCACGCGCCGAGCGCGGTGCGGTACTCGGCGAAGAGGTCGACCCCGCCCGAGCGCCAGAAGCGGCCGTAGAACGACCAGGCGAAGATCTCCTCGCCGTCGATCACGAGGTCGACGTAGCGGACCTCCTTGAGGGTATGGTCGCAGTCGAGGAGCTCGCCCGGCGTGTGCTCGCCCGGCGCCCACTCGGAGACGATCCCCTGGATCGTCGTGCGCACCGGCACGAGCTTGTTGGTGCGCTTGTTGCGAAGCGAGGCCGCGAAGGTCCACTTGTCGAAGACCCCGGCGGTGAAGCCGAACTTGCGCAGGACGTCGAGGTCGAGGCCCTTGACCGCGAACTTCGGCTCGAACGCGTCGGCCATCGGCAGGAGGAAGTTGATCGTGCCGACGCCGCCGCCCGGGGTGTGCTCGGCCTCTTTCCGCTTGAGCGAGGGCAGCCCCATCTTGTTGATGGAGAACACGCGGGTGTCGTCGGGATCGTCCGCGCGGCGAACGTCGACCTCTTCGATGATGAGGATGTCCTGCGCCATGTGCGCCTCGTGTGATCGGTGTTACGGGAGGGGCGAGGCGGCGGGGCCGGCGAAGGGCCCCGCCTCACGCGGATCAGGAGACGACGGCGCCCTGGGTGCCGGCGCGGGCGACGATCGCCGACACGAGCGCGGTGAGCGCCGGGCGGTAGCGGCGGACCTCGTTCGTGGCGAGGACGAAGGCGGGGGCCTGCTCGATGTAGCTCTGGATCGACAGGTGCCCGAGCGAGACCTGCTCCTCCGAGTTCAGCCCGCGCGGGAACACGAGCTGGTAGCCGAGGATGTCGACCGCGTTGACGTGGTCGTCGAGCATGAAGCCGACCGACTTCAGCCAGGACTCCGCCACCCGCGGGGTGATGCGCCGGCCGAGGAACTGCCGGGTGATCTTGCGGCTCTTGACGTCGAGGTAGTCGTTGCCGCGCACCTGGTGGAACTGCGTCCAGGCAGCCGAGGTCTCGGCCGACTCGGTGCCGATGAACACGAAGCCGCCGTCGGCGATCGCGTCGATGTTGGCGGTCTCGCCGCGCACCACGACCGAGACGTCGGCGGCGAGCAGCGTCTGGCCCTCGGTCGCGCCGTCGGTGAGCGAGAACCCGATCGGCCGGCTCGTTTCGGCCAGCCCGTAGACGGGGAGGTTCGCGATCGTGTCGAAGGGCTTGCCCTCGTTGTTGTTGTCCTGGCGCACGAACAGCCCCAGGATGCGCGGGCTCATCGGCATCGTGACGAGGGTCGAGGCGCCGTTGATCGTCTGGTAGACGCGCGCGGCGACGCCCATCGGGATCAGGCGCTTGCTCGACATCGTCTCGCGCGCCGCGATCGCGGCCTCGCGGGAGCCGGGGGCGACGTCGACCACGCTGACCGCCAGCATGGCCTCGAGGTGCTCGGGCAGCGCCGCGACGATCGGGTTTGCCACGCTCATTCCGTCGAGCTGCTGGGCGGTGTAGCCCGGCGTGCTGACCAGGCGCGGAACCGCCTTCACGTAATCGCCGGCCGCGCGCATCGCGTAGAGGCCGGTCTGGGCGCCCGCCGCCCCGATGATGTTCGCGAACGTGGCCTCCAGCTTGGCGTTCGCGCTGGCGCCGGTGCCCTCGGGCACGCGCACCGCGACCACGTCGGCGCCCTTGCCGTTGAGCTGCGCGTTGAGCCCCGCGAGCGCGTCGGCGAGGTAGCCGGTGCCCGCCTTCGCGAGATAGGCCGGATCGGTCGAGGTGAACCGGACGGGCTCGTTCGGCGGGAAGACCGCCGGATCGGCGTCCTCCGAGGTCGTGACGTAGCCGACCTTCGAGAAGTCGGCGCCATTGACCGCGACGGTATCGTCGGCGGGGTAGGAGGTCGAGAGACCGAAGACGGGTGCCGTCACGGGAAGCTCCAACGAAAAAGGCCGCCCGGGGTCGGGGCGGCCTGCGCGGCGGGGATGGGGAGGGGGTGGAGAGGGCGCGCCGCCCTAGGCGAGGAGCGCGGCGACGGCCTCGGTGTAGGCGGCGGCGGCGGCCTCGACGGTCGCGGTGGCGCCGATCGCCGCCTTGCCGGCGAGCCGCGCCCGGCGGATCGCGCCGCCGACCTCGACCCAGGCGTCGTAGGCCGCGACGACCGCGCGGGCGACGCCGAGGACGTCGGCGGCGGGCGCGCCGGTCTGGGGGTCGACGTCGAGGCCGATCGAGGCCGCCAGCATCGGAAAGCGCTCGGCCGAGGCCGCCGCCGGGCTCGCCAGGGCGGCGACGGCCTGCGCCTGCGTCTCGGCGTACTCCATCGCCTGGCCGTTGCCCGAGGTGATCCGGCGCAGCCGGGCGGCCTCGGCCGCCTCGTCGACGAGGTCGCGCAGGCGCGCCTGCACCCCGGCGAGGATCGCGGCCTCCGGCAGGCCGGCGGCGCGCAGGGCGGCGAGCGTAGCGCCGCGGTAGCGCATCTCGCCGTGATCGGCGTTGAAGGAGGCGAGGCCTAGGACGGCGGGCAGGGCGGTGTTCGTGGTGCCGGTCATGGCTCTCTCCTCACGCCGACGTCACGTTGGTCGTGTATTCGTAGCGGTTGTTCGGGTTGGCGCCCGCGGCGACGCCGTCGAACACATGCCCGGCGCTCGCGGCGTCGAGCTGGAGCATCGTCGTGACGGTCATGCGCGAATTGAAGGCGGCAAACAGCGCGCCCGCGCCGGAGGCCGCCGTGACGATGAGCTTGTCCGCCGCCACCGTCAGTTCGAGGAGCGAGGTGAGGTGCGAGCGGTAGTTCAGGCCAGGATCGACCGTGGGGAGGTCGAAGTCGATGTGCTCGAGGCGCACGCTGCCGGTGCCGAAGAAGATCCCGGCGCAGGTCGCGCCGATGCCCGGGATCGGCGAGTTCGTGGCGATGCCGAGAAAGCCGATCTTGCGGCGCACCACGATGTAGCCGTCGGACGAGCGCTGGATCCCGATGATGCTGAGCCGGGTGTCGACGCTGACGCGCTTCTGCATCACCACGTCGGCCAGCAGGCGGACCTCGGTCGGCAGGACCAGGCCGTCGAGGACGGCGTCGAGGTTCTTGCGCGCGGTGTCGAGCGTGCCGCCGTCCTTGGTCTCGTCCCCGTTGACCGGATCGACGTAGATCACCTGGACCGCCGGGCGGTTGGCGAAGTTGTTGATGATCGTCGTAACGGTCGACTGGTTCTGGCTGAACTTGGTCTCGAACTCGGTCCGCAGCCCGAGCACGGCCGCGACGGCGTCGCGCAGGTCTTGCGCGGCCTGGGTGAGGGCCTCGACGATGGTCGGCATGCAGGGGGATCCTTCAGGCGGCAGGGCGCGAGAGGCCGCGCCGCTCTTCGGCGATCGCAGCGATGAACAGCCGGGCGTGGGTGGAGAGGTGCAGCGCGTGCACGCCCGCCCATTCCGGGACCTCCGGGTCGAGCACGGTCAGGCTGAGCGAGCCTGCCGGGATCTGATCGAGGACGAGGTCGAGGGAGAGCGCGATGTCCGACAGCGCCGTCTTCGAGGCGAGCACGAACCCCGGCGTCGGGTCGCTCCACAGGGCGAGCAGGGTCCCGTCGGCGAGGAAGAACCCGACCTCGCGGATGTCGTAGGCGGCGGGCGCCGAGGTCTTGGAGATCTCGGCCAGCACCTTGAACCGGGCCTCGCCCGGCGCCCCGAGCTTGGCGCCCGAGAGGATCGGGACCCGGATCACCTCGTTGAGGAGGCCGGTCGCGGTCTTCGAGGGGGTGTAGCCGGAGAAGACCCCGGCGACGTTGACGCCGCGTCCGACCGCGACGCGGTCGACCTGCGCCTGCAGGCCGTCGCCCTGCGCGCGCACGCAGGCGGCGAGGCCGGCCCGCGTCAGGGTGAGGACGAGGGGATCGCTCATGGGGGCTCGCTGGTGGTGTCAGGCGGAGGCGAAGGACACGGCGACCCGCGCGCGGGCCAGTGCGACGCCGCCCGCGCCGAGGGAGGCGGCGAAGGCCTCGTCGGTGGGCGGCGACACGGCCGGCAGGCGCAGGACCGAACGGGCAAGCCCGACCGGCGCGAGCCCCACGCGGCCCGGCATCTCGGCCGCGAGCGTCAGGTCGAAGGCGCGCGAGAGCGGCTTGACCGCCATCACGCTCTGGTAGGCGACCCGCACGAGGCGGGCGTCGAGGACCGCCCCGCCGTAGAGACGCGCACGCGCGAACGCCGTCACCGAGAAGGTGTAGGGGCGGCCCCTCGGGGTCGTCTCCCACCATTCGGTCACGGTCGCGTCGATCTTGAGCGCGGCCAGCACCGCCTTGACCGCGGCGGGCGTGCCCTTCAGGGCGTGGACGAGGGGCGCGGCGGCGATGACGGCGCGCCGGACGTCCTCGGGCCAGGCCGGATCGTAGACGTCGACCGAGCGCTCCCAGGCGAGGTAGGGCAGGTAGGTGGCCGGGCAGGTCGCCGGATCCTTGAGCGCCGCGATCGCGGCGGCCTGCGCCGCCCGGTCGTCGAGCCGGGCCTCGACCGCGGCGTGCGCCGCCTCGCGCGGCGTGGCGTGCGACGGCAGCAGGGTCGGGCGCTTGACCGGGTCAGCCATCGCGGATCTCGGCCCTCACGGTGATGCCGGTGCAGGACGGCGCGCAGTAGGCCGGGCCGGGATTGGCCGGGGTGATCGTGTCGGCGTTGACGTCGGCCGGCGGGCTGATCACGTCGAGATCGAGGACGACCGGGGTCCCGTCGCTCGCCGTGACGCTCGCCGCCCCCGCGATCAGGAGGAGCTTGACGAGGCCGGCCGGCCGGCGCTGCCGGCGCGCCAGCACGGCGAGGCGCTTCTCCGCCTCAATCTCGACGAGGCGCGGGTCGGCGCCCGGGCCGACGTAGAGCACGACCTCGATCGCGTAGGGCAGGATGGTCGCCGCCGAGGCGATCGCGAAATCGGCGAGCGGTCGGCGGTCGTCGGGCCGCAGCGCCGCCTGGACCGCGCCGACGAGGTCCGCCCCCGCCGTTCCGTCGTCGGCCTCGGCGACGACCGGGACGTGCACCTGCCCGAGCGGCGTGAACGGCGCGTCGGGCGTGCCCCCGAACGACATCGGCCCGTAGGCCGCCGCCGCCCGCACCCCGTCGACGTCGGTCGCAAGACCGACATACGCCCCTTCCGGGCCCGCCGCCGACAGGGTCTCGGGTGCGAGCTGGATGCGGTCGCGAAAGTCGTCGTCCTCCTCCCAGTCCGCGGCGCTGTCGGTGCCGTAGACGTAGGGGCGCGGGTCGGCGACCAGGGGGCGGCGCTCGACCGCCGGGGTCTGCGTCGCGCCGAGGTGGTCGAGGTAGGGGCCCCACGCGGAGGCGACGAGCACCGCCCGGATCGCGTCGTCGTAGGCCTGGTAGACCAGGCCCTCGCGGTAGGCGCCCGTGCGCTGGATGATCGCGACCGTGTCGGCCTTGATCGCCTGGACGTCGTAGGGGATGCCGGCGGCGTTGAGGCGGGCGGCGACGTCCGTCATCCGCTCGGCGAGGATCGCCTCGTCGCCGGGCGCGGTCGGGAGTGGGGGCAGCGCCGCGAGGTTGGGCGCGGCAAAGCGGGTCGAGACGGCCACGCGCGTGCCTCCGGCGGGGATGGCGGGGAGAGGGGGCGGCAGGGCCGCCCGGGCGGCGTCAGGCCGCCGCGAGCGTGACCGAGAGCCGGTTGTCGTTCGCCGCGACCACGAAGGTGCGCAGCCCCCCCTCGACCGTGAAGTCGCCGAGATGGCCGCGCGGGCGGTAATAGGCGAGGACCGCGAACCGGATCTGGCCGAGGGTGACGGCGTTCAGGGTGTTGCCGTTCGCCTCGGTCGCGCTCGGCACGTAGACCCGCACGACCTGGAGCCGGGGCTCCCAGGTGCGGATCGCGAGCGCGAGCAGGGTCCGGTAGAGGTCGATGAGGCGCGGCGTGAGGCGCCGGCCGAGGATCTCGGCGAGCCCGCCCCCGAACCACTCGAGGGTGATCATCTCGGCGAGCCGGGTCGTCAGGAGGGTCCCGACGGACTGGTAGACGTGGTCGAGATCGTAGAGGGGCTCTCCCGTCTCGCGATCGAGGCCGCAGGAGGCCATGTCAGGACTCCGCGAACCGAACCGGGAAATCGGCCACCTCGGTCGTCGGTCCGGCCGCGCGCGGCACGGTCACGCGAAAGTTCGCCTTCCCGGCATGCTGGGACATCGCGTCGAACCCCTCGTAGCCATGCACGGTCACGTCGAATTCCGGCGACACGAACCGGGCCGGGAGCGGTCCCAGCCGCTCCGCGATCCCGGCCCGGATCAGCCGGTCAGCCTCCGCGGCGTCCCGAGGGCGGAGATTCATGAGCCAGCCCCAGAACTCCGTCATCGCCCGACGGGGGCGGACTGGCAGGACGGGTGCGGCCTGGAGCGGGAGCGTGGCGACCGCGAGCGCGGCTGCCGCGCCCCCGAGGAGAGCGCGTCGTTGCAGCATGGCGGGATGTCCTGGAAAGGATACCTCAGGCCTCGGGCGCGGGATCGGGGGCGCTCTCGGCCAAGATGCCGACGAACCCGCCCTCGCCGTCCGGCTCCATCGGCACCGCGACCATCGGCGCGCCGGCGCCCTTGCTCCAGCGCGCCTCGGAATATCCGACCGCATACTCGACCGGCCCGTCGCCGAGCGGCTCCAGGCGCGGCAAGGCCTCCAGTTCTGCATTGGTGAGCCCGACGAGCGGGCGCGCCTCCGCCTCAATCGTAGTCTCGACGAGGTGCCCAAGGTCGACCTCGTAGGCGACCGCGGCGGGATCGGCGTGCAGCAGGTCGCCGGGCGAGAGCCGCAGGCCGTGCACGCGCGGGGGCGCCGCCTCGGCGACGCGAAACAGGGCCTTGGTCATCTACTCCGCTCCGAGCTTGTAGTGCTTCGTGACGCCCTTGGTGAGGTTGACCTGGCCGTCGAGCATGTCGCCAAGGCCGCCCATCGTCTGCGCGACCTCGCCGAGCGCGCCGGTGATTTGCCCGCGCAAGTCGCCGAGCGCCCCGGCGAGGGGCGTGCCGGCGAGCAATCCCTCGAGCTGGTCGAGCCGGCCCTCGATCTGGGCCGAGACCCCGCCCGTGGCGTTCGCGGCCAAGCCCCGCATCTCGTCGACGAGGGTCGAGGCGGCGGCGTGCGCCGCCCCGTCGAGGCCGCCGCCCTCGACTAGGTCCGAGACCTGGCCGATCAGCCCGCCGATCTGGCCGTTCAGGGCGCCGGTGATCACGCCCATCAGGCCGCCGAGGAGCGAGTTCTTGAGCTTGTCGACGGCCATTTTGACGGCCGATCCGAGATAGTCCTGCAACTTGCCTGTCACGCCCTTGACGGCCGCCTCCAGGCTCTTGGCGTCCCCGTTGAGGAGCGGGATGAGCGCCGCGACTTCCGGGTTGCGAGGCTGGAGCACCTGGCGCAGCTTCGACGTCGCATCATGCAGGCCCGCGATGTTGTGGGCGTTCTGCGTCACCGCGGCGCGAAGCCCCGCGAGCTGCTTGTTCAGCTCGTGCACGAGGTTGCCCTCGCCCGGGTCCTGGCCGACGAAGCGCTTGTGCATCTTGTCGGCCTGGTCGCTCACCTTGCCCTGCTTGGTGCGGTGATCGCGGCCGTCGCGGTTGAAGTGCACCGTCGTGTCGCCGTCGGGCGCCGGGTTCTTCTTCGCGTCGGAGTGGGTCAGGGCGACGTACATGCCCTGGCCCTGATCCCCGTTCGGGGCGATCAGCCAGCCCTGCTCGCCCTCGCGCGGCAGGTAGCGCGTGACCCCGGAGGCGTCGGTCGGCTGGATCCAGTCGGACTTGACCGGCTTTCCGTCCGCGCCGACGCCGAGGTCGAGCCGCACCCCCTTCTCGTGGTCGCGCTCGATCACCTTGCCGGGGCGGAACGTGTTCTCGAACCGGCTTTTGAGCGCCTCCATGTCCTGCGCGAGGCGCAGGTGCGCATCCAGCAGATCGGCAAGGTCGCTCACGACACCGCTACTCCGGATACTCGACGAGATCGCCCAGCGCGGTGCGCACCGTGAGCCGCGTCACCGGCGGCTCGGCCTCGCCCCCGGGCAGGGCTCCCAATCCCACCGCGTCCATCGCGGCCCGCGTCTGGCCGAGGGCCGCCTGCATCACCTGCCAGGCCGGCAGGATCGATCCGGTCAGCAGCGCCGCGAGGAGGTCGCCGTAGAGCGTCAGCTCGCGATCGCCCCGCATCTGCGCGACCAGCGCGTCGAACGGGCTCGGCACCACGTCCCGCCCGCGCTCCGGCTCGAGCAGGGGATCGACCGTGATGATGATCTGGCGCGCGGCGAACCGCACGCCCTTCTCGGTCGAGGCGCCGCGGCGCGTCGTGACCATCCGGACCTCGCCCCGGAAGGTCCGGTAGAGCTCGGCCCATGGGCTCGTCGGGTCCTTGAGCGCCTGGCGGACCTGCCAGGCCATAATGTCGAGGGTCGCCTCCATGCCGGCATCCGAGTGCGGCACGGTGACGGTCGCCGCTCCTTCGTGGATCACGACGCCGCCGGCGAGCACCATCTCGATCACGAGATCGAGCTGGCGGGTGCGGTCGCGCCAGCGCCCGTCCGTCCCCTGCCGCACGTCGTCGTCGACGTAGACGACGAGGACCGGCAGCGGATCGTCCTTCGCCAGCATGTCGAGCGGCGTGACGTTCGAGTCGCAGACCCGGCCCTCCGCCAGCGTGACGCCGAGGAGCGCCCGCTTGAGGCAGGTGCGGATCGCCAGCCCCGTGAGGCTCATGGGAACGCCCTCACATCTTGACGACGACGAGCGGGAACTTCCCCTCGGCGAGATCGGTGGGCTCGGCCCGCACGATCTCGTAGGACGGCGTGCCGGCCTCGTCGGTGAGCGTGATCCGGTCGCCGACCCCGACCGCGTAGGGCAGGGACGCCAGCACCGCCGGCTCGATCCAGAGTTCCGCCACCCCGACGCTCATCCGGGTCATCCCGTTGAGCTCGGTGCCGCGGCGCACGCCCTGGAGCGTGTCGGAGGCCGGATAGAGGGTGAACACGCCCCGGACCGTGCGGGGCGGCCGGGCCGGATCGGCCCCGGCCGGGATCATCTCGCCCCGCCCGGGGCCCGGCTTGATCCAGGGCGAGAGGAGGATGGTCTCGCCGAACACCCGCGTCTGCACGGCGTCGGCGGGCGCCATGAGCCGGGCGAACAGCGAGGGCATGATCGCCTCAGAACGAGCCGTTGAGACGCACGCGCCCGACGGTCGCCTGGCTCGCGGCAGCGTCGGCGGCGACGCCAATCTTGAGATTGGCGCCCGAGGCCGAGGAGGTGGTGACGGTCTTGGCGGTCGCGTCCCAGTAGACGGGCGCGCCGAGCGTCCAGGCCTGCGACGCCGCCTTCGGCAGGTCGTAGACGCCGCCGCAGGCGAGTTCGCACGGGTCGCCGACGCCGCCCGAGGTCGAGGCGACGCCAAAGAGGCTGCCCTGCACCACGAGGTCGCCCGAGGCGGCCGCGGCGGCGAGCGCCACGGTCATCGTGCAGCCGGATTTCACGAAGTTCTTCATCGTCGGAAAGGCTTTCGAGCGAGAGGGCGCGAGCGGGGACGCCGCCGCCCTGACCAATCAGGGCGGCGCGTCACTCAGCGGCGAAGGCCGATCAGGCCGGGTTCTTCTGGAGGCCGCGCCAGTCGATGACCTTGGCGCCGACGTCCTGGCGGACCTTGACCTCGATGCCGTCGACGTCGAAGCCCATCTTGGTCTCGGTGTAGAGACCCTCCTGGCCCTCGAGGTAAGCGAGCTCGATCAGGTCGATCATCGCCGGGTCGGCGGCGATGTACCAGTTCGTCGCCGAGGCGACGTCGAGGCGGGGTTCGGAGATCGGGACGAGCTTCTTCATGGTCGAGGTGACCACGTCGGCCGACTTCGTCGGGAAGATCTGGCCGAGGAACTGCTCGGTCACGGTCTCCAGCGCGGTCGGGACCACGATGTAGGTCGGCGTGATGTTGAGCAGCGTCTTGCCGTCGAGGCCGGTCTGCACCCGCATCGCCTGGCGCATCGCGCCGACCGAGGCGGTCGCGATCGCCGAGCCGGAGGCGAGGAGGTTGCCGTGGGCGGCCGAGAACAGCGCGTTGCCGTCGCCCATCACCGGGTTCGCGGTGATCTGGCCCCAGACGAGGTCGCTCTCGAGGTTCGCCGCGGCGACGCCGAAGGCGCGCGGCACGCGGGTGAAGGCGTCGAGGTCGTCGTTGACGAGCACCTGGCGGGTGATCGACACGATCTTGCCGTAGGTCGAGATCGCGTAGCGCTCGGCGGCGTCGCCCATGTTGCCGCGGGTGAACTCGCCTTTCTCGTTGACCTTCTCGAGCTTCGGGGCCTCGCCGAGCTGCACGCGCGACACCGGCTTGAAGTCCGGCACGGTCACGACGCGCACGAGCGGCCGGAAGGTCTGCGGGGCGGCGTCGTAGCCCATCCGCAGGGTCTTGTTCGCGACGTTGGCGAGCACGTTCGCGAAGTCGGAGGTGGTGAGCATGCCGCCCGAGCGCACCGCGTAGCGGGCGGCGTCGGAGCGGGTCTCGAGCATCAGGCCGGCGCGCTCCTGCTTGGACAGGCCGCGGGTCTTGATGCCGCGCGCCTCGAGGAGGTCGGAGCCCATCTCGAGGATCGTCATGCCGCGGTACTGGCGGCCGTGCTCGGTGAGCTGGACGGTGCCCGGGGCGTGGCGGTGGAGCAGCGCGTTCTCGATCGCCGCGCCGCGCTTCTCCTCGTCGGCCTCGCCGACGATCTGCGCGCGCTGGGTCGGGCGGGTCATGGTCTCCTCCGAGCGGGCGGCCAGCGCGTCGAAGGCGCGGGTGCGGAAGGCGTCCACGGTGATGGAGCCGGCGAGCGCCTCGCCGATCTGGGCGGTCGTCATCCCGGCCCGGGTGCCGATGTCGAGGAGCGCCGCGGAGCGCTCGCGCTCGGCCCGGGAGGTCTCGGCCGGGGCCGGGCCGGGGGTCTGCGCCGGCTGGGGCGGGGCCGCCTCGAGGCCGCGGATCTCGGCGCGCACGCCGTCGAGTTCGGTCACGAGCGCGGCGTGCTCGCCCTCGATCGCCGCGCGGGCCTCGGCCGCGAGGCCGTCGGTCAGCTCGGCGAACTTCGCCGCCACGCGGGTGCCGAGGTCGGCCTCGTGGGCGCGAAGGGCCGCCAGCGCGAACGGGCCGGCGACGGTCAGGCCGTGGCCGTGGAACAGGCCGGCGAGGCCGGCCGCCTTGTGGGCGGCCAGCACCCCGAGGTCCGGGGACAGGGCGGCGACGAGGGCGGCGAGCACGCCGAGGGAGAGGACGGCGCCGACCGACAGGGTGGCGACCGCGCGGGGGGAGCGCTGCATCGAAGGGGTTTCCGTGGGTTGGACCAGGGGCGCCGGGGCCGTGTCCCCTGCGGCCCCGGGCGCAGGCGGCATCGGTGGAAAGGGTCAGGCCGTGAGGCCGGCGGCGCGCATCCGCATCCGCATGCGCTGGCGGGCGAGCGCCAGCCCGTCGGCCTCGGCCGCACGCGCCGCGTCCGCCGCCGGGTCGAGGAGGGTGAAGGGCACCAGGGGAGCGTCCGCGCCGCGCACCTGCGCGCCGGCATCGGCCGGGATCGTCACGAAGGACAGCTCGTAGGGCTGCCAGCGCTCGATGATCCGCCGCTCGACGTCGCCGGCCTTCACGGGCGCCACCACGCGCACCTGCGTGATGAAGTACCCGACCGAGATGTTGCGCACGATTGTTGATTTCCGTTGAGAGTTGACCCGGCGGAGCCCGAAGTTTCCATCGAGAAGTGACCCGTGTCTGAACCCACCCCTGGCTTTTTGGTCGGGGGGTCATGGAGTGATCGACATGGCGTTATTGAGTGTCATTCGGCGCTGGGCGTTCCGAGAAGGGATGCCGATCCGGGAGATTTCGCGACGTACAGGATTGTCGCGCAACACGATCCGCAAGTACCTGCGGTCGGATGAGAAGGAGCCGCTCTACCGAGTGCCGGAGCGGCCCAGCAAGTTGGACCCGTTCGCCGCGAAGCTGTCGGGCTGGCTGAAGACGGAGGCGAGTAGGTCACGCAAGCAGCGGCGCACGGCGCGGCAGATGCACACCGATCTAGTTCTTCTGGGTTATGACGGCTCCTACGGTCGGGTCGCAGCTTTCATCCGCAGTTGGAAAGAAGACCGGCAGATCCAGCAGCAGACCACGGGACGAGGAACGTTCGTTCCTCTAGTCTTCGCGCCAGGGGAGGCGTTCCAATTCGACTGGAGTGAGGACTGGGCGGTTCTCGGGGGCGAGCGCGTCAAGCTCCAGGTCGCTCACACCAAGCTGTCGCATAGTCGGGTCTTCGTCGTGCGGGCGTACCCGCTTCAGACCCACGAGATGTTGTTCGACGCGCACTTCCATGCCTTCCGCGTGCTGGGCGGCATCCCGGGACGTGGCATCTACGACAACATGAAGACCGCCGTGGATCGGGTGGGCTCTGGCAAGGCTCGGCAGGTGAATGGGCGCTTCGCCGCTATGGCAAGCCACTATCTGTTCGACACAACTTTCTGCAATCCCGCATCGGGCTGGGAGAAGGGTCAGGTCGAGAAGAACGTCCAGGATGCGCGTCGTCGGCTATGGCAACCGTTACCCAGCTTCGCCGATCTCGACGGGCTGAACGCCTGGCTCGAGACGCGCTGCATTGCGGCTTGGAAGGAGATCCCGCATGGGGAGCTTCCCGGCACGCTTGCGGATGCGTGGACCAATGAGGTGCCGAGCCTGATGCCGCTTGGCCGTCCCTTCGACGGCTTCGTCGAGCATACCAAGCGGGTCTCGCCGACCTGCCTCGTGCACTTCGAGCGCAACCGCTATTCGGTTCCGGCCTCTCTTGCCAACCGTCCCGTGAGCCTGCGGATCTACCCGCAGCGCATCGTTGTGGCCGCGGAAGGCCGGATCCTGTGCGAGCATCCCCGGGTCATCGCGCGCTCGCATACCATGGCCGGGCGCACGGTCTACGACTGGCGCCACTACCTGGCCGTTATCCAGCGCAAGCCGGGCGCCCTGCGCAACGGGGCTCCCTTCGCCGAGATGCCGGACGCGTTCCGGCGGCTGCAAGGTCACCTCCTCAAGCATCCTGGCGGCGATCGGGAGATGGTGGAGATTCTGGCACTCGTGCTGCATCATGACGAGCAGGCCGTTCTCTGCGCGGTCGAACTGGCGCTCGACGGCGGCGTGCCCACCAAGATCCACGTCCTCAACATCCTGCACCGGTTGCTCGACGGTAAGCCATCGAGCGTGGCCACGATCGATGCCCCACAGGCGCTCGTCTTGCGCCAGGAGCCGAAGGCCGATGTCGAGCGCTACGATGCGCTCCGCAGGAAGGCGGTGCGCCATGCGTCATGATCCCGCCAGCGCCGCCATCATCGTCATGCTGCGCGGGCTCAAGATGTACGGCATGTCTCAGGCCGTCGTCGATCTTGTGGAGCAAGGCGCACCCGCCTTCGAGGTAGCCGTCCCGCTCCTGTCCCAGCTGCTCAAGGCCGAGATGGCCGAGCGGGAGGTTCGATCCATCGCCTACCAGATCAAGGCCGCCCGCTTTCCGGCCTACAAGGATCTGACCGGGTTCGACTTCGCTGCCAGCGAGGTCAACGAGGCCATGGTTCGCACCCTGCACGGAGGCGGCTTCATCGACGGCGCACACAACGTCGTCCTGATCGGTGGCCCAGGCACCGGCAAGACGCATATCGCGACCGCCCTGGGCGTGCAGGCCGTCGAGCATCATCGCAAGAAGGTCCGCTTCTTCGCGACCGTCGACCTGGTCAATGCCCTCGAACAAGAGAAAGCCCAGAACAAAGCGGGCCAGTTGGCCGAACGGTTGCTGCGTCAAGACCTGATCATCTTAGACGAACTGGGCTATCTTCCATTCAGCGCCTCAGGAGGGGCCCTGCTGTTCCACCTGCTGTCCAAGCTCTACGAGCGCACCAGCGTCGTGATCACCACCAACCTCAGCTTCAGCGAATGGGCCGGGATCTTCGGCGATGCCAAGATGACTACCGCGCTGCTCGATCGCCTCACCCACCACTGCCACATCCTAGAGACCGGAAACGACAGCTTCCGCTTCAGGGCAAGTGCCGCAGCCGGAAAGCCGAAAAGGAGCCGCACCGTGAGTTGACCAGACCCAC